ATAATCAATACCGTTCATTTGGAAGAAAGTTTGCGAATTCCTTGTATATATGAGCGTCTTATCTTATCTTTAAGTATAAGGGTTAGATATTTAACCAAAACATAAAAATTAATAAAAAATGGCAAAAGGAAGCACTAGGACCAAGTCGGAGAAACAAGATGCAATAATGGGACAGTTTGATGCGGTTATCCGTTCAGCAAACAGAAGTGGGTCATTTAACCAGAATGAGTCAGTAGCTCAACGCGAAGACCGTTTGCTTAAGGAATCCATTTCGTATCATAAGGCCTTTGAAAGTAAGGAAGCGGCGATTGCTAAATTCGACCGCGAGAATAAGCCGGAATTTGCTTTCCGTGGTATTGACCCAGTAGCCGGGTTAGAGATGTATAAAAAGCTTAACGCTGAATATAGCTCGAAACGCAAGACTTTTATTGCTTCATTTGATAAAAAGTAAGATATGTTTAAAATTGGAAATTATGAGCCGGAGGAACTAATCCTTCTATTTTTAGTCTTTATAACCCTTTGTTCACTATGATAACGACAAAAAGACCTACCCCGAAAAGGGCGTATGAAATTGCCCTATTTGGCCCGCAAGGAAATGCTTATTATATCATGGGGGTCGCTGAGAGTATAATGAAACAGATTAACCGGGAAATTCCTGGTAGATATGATTCAGAAGCTATTATAGCTGAGATGACATCAGGTGATTATGAAAACCTGGTAGCCGTTATGGAAAAGCATTTCGGAGATTATGTAATAATGTATAGATAATACTATGAGCGCAGAAAAAGAAGAACTTTATAAGACAATTATTGCTGACGCTAAACAGCTCGGCGCGACTACCACTGATGACCTGAGGGATATCATAGGTAATCTACCAGGAGACCCGGATATTACTGGGGCCGACTTTGAGATATTACGTAAAATGTTAAAGATTAAAAACTAATGAATTGGACTCCGGAATTAGTATTTGAAGGGTTGAACCCACCCGTAATCATCAGTAAGGATGTACATACAAACTATGTCGTTAATGGTGGTAAATGGTATGACGCTCCTTTAAACGTGACTCTGGATATGGTTCGAAGTCAATGGAAACGTTGGCGACCTAAAGGGTATATCGAAAACACAGTAGCTAAATATACCAAGTTCCGGAGTAGCTCCAGTGATGCTATTTATACCGTGTCTGAACAGAACGGGTTTAAGACCTGTGATTGCCCGGGATTCACATACAGAAAAAAGTGTAAGCACGTAAATTAAGAATTATGATTACTACAGATAAAGGGGAACTTTCCCGCGAAGAAAAACTCATCAGAATTGAAGAGATTTGCAAGAAGATGTCAAAAGGAGAATTACTGGAAGAGTTGTTATCGGTAGTTAACATGTTAGGTAATGACCTAGCCGGTATCGCTTTTATGGAAGATATTCACGATTCACACTTTAATCAATAATATGAGTAATACTAAAACTGTAATAGGTAGATTTTCTGATTATCAGAAAGCTAAGATTTGGATTGAAGCGATGTTACCATATGACGTCGACAGGCTATTGCCCGCAGCAAACCAAATTATCAATGAAAGCTACCAATATTGCATCATATATGATGGTCTCAATAAACCTAATGGTAGAACTCTAACTATACCCAGCCCGCAACTATCTGAGAATCAAGTGGTTATAACTAATTGATAATCAAAGGGATAAAATGCCGGAAAGTTTCCAAATAACTTGTATTTTTCAGCCGGTATCCTTATCTTAATAATATGAGAAAAGCTAAAGATTCATTCCAAATAGTGCCCATTAAGCTGTCCCTGGGCATAGCATACCTTCTTAAGGAAGGAAATCAAATTCACGGACAGTTCATTTCCATCCAAAAGGCTGAGCAGCGAAAGCTGAGAATATTAGCTGACCGCGAAGAAATTAAGGTCATCAAAGAATCGGCCAATATCGAATTTAAAATCGAACAATAATATGAGAACAAAAATAACAATTGACTTTAACGCGACAGAGTTTCGTAAAGTAATCGTACCGGGAACGGTAACCACAGAAAGGGGTGAAACTCTAGAATTTGAAATCGTGGCCGATGTTGATGCTATGCAACCGCAGGACATATGCGTTGAATGGGCTGATGCGCCGATTATAAAAAGTGAAGAGTGGGTATTGACTGATGCAATCAAACAGCAATATCTGGCGGAAAGATAATTACCGATTCGTTTGGTAGTATGGAATAAATTACTTATCTTAATATTATTAGTTAAAATTAAAAATTGAAACAAATGGCTAACACCACAAAATCGACAATCTTCGGAACGTCAAAAGGATATGATATCCAAATTGGTAATGTGTATGAAAACGCAACACCGCAAACTCTTTACCCGCGTCAAGCTGCAAGAGAGCTTTGGAAAATTGAAAATGTAAATGGGTTCACCATTACAGAAATGAATAAAGCTGGTAGACGTTTTACCTGCGACTTCTTTGACGCAAACCGTAAGGTAGTGAAGACCAAACGAGTATATCGTGAATATGTTGAATCAATGATTGACCAGTTAGGATTGACTGTTCCGGATGCATCTACTGAAACCGCACCGGCTGATACCACTAAAAAGGTAACCGCTGCAAAAGGTAAGAGTAAGAAGACTGCTAAGGGTGCTACATCTAAGGAAGTTATCGTTGATGACACACCGGACATGATTACCGAACCGTTGGAATTCGCTTAAGTCACGAAACCCTGGGGAAATCGATGGACACTAAGTCGCCCCCGGACGGGCACGACCACAGAAGGACTTCGCCAGTACCCAGGGTTTTTTTAATCTAAATCATTAATAACTAAATAAAAGAATAACAAATATGGCAGCAGCAACAGCATCAGTAAGCGCCCCAAAAGGCAAATCAAGACAGGACTCTACATTACCACGCGGATTCATGGAATCGCCGGAGTATTTAGCAAAGCGTGCTAATATGCAGGCCGAGGTGAATAAGTTTAATTATAAGCCCAAAGAGCGTTCGTCAGAGAAATGGAAGAAAACACCGGAGGAACGGTTGCAGTTAGCCAATCTAAAATTGCAGTTATTCACAGCAATAAGAAAACACGGAAACGACCCAAAGAAGCGCATGAATGACGCTGAGCCAATCCGGGTTACCGTTTGGTAAAATTTTAAGAAAATATACTTTTTGATTATATGCCTCACCAAAAGTGGGGCATTTTTCATGAACTACCCTTCTTAGCCTTCATTTAACGGGCTAGTAGAATACCCGTAATATCTTATATCATAAGCCGTATCGATACTCTTATAAGCTCTATAAAGCACTATCTTGTATAACTGCTTGATAATCAATTAACTATAACTAATTGATAATCAATATCATAAAGTTTCGGAAAGTTTCATTTGGCCTTGGTCAATCGGTATCTATCTATTATATTTAAGTATAAGGGATAGAAATAAAAACCCTTCAAATTATGGTTAAGAAAGTTAAAGTATTTGAAATTTATGTGTCAACTCCAAATGGTGGTTCTGAAAGGTATAATATGTCTATGATAACCGATTACACGGCCGCGTGCAAGTTACGCGATTACGTTGTTGGTAAGGTTGGTCACCCGAATGTGTATATTATGCCAAGTACGGCTAATTGGGTAGTCTCATAATTACTTGGTAGTGTCAATCGAATTAATTATCTTTAAGTATAAACCTAATAAAAATTAAAAAAATGAATAGAATCGGAATGGTCGTCCAAGAGACGAGATTTGTAAAAGTGTATTGTAACGGCAAGGATATCTCTAAGGAGGTTCCGCAGGCCATAAGATTAGCCGCTCGTGATGCGGGTAAGGATGTTGAATGTATTGCGGGTGAGTGGGTAGTGTCCGGACAGGCTGCTACTGGTATTGTGTCTAAGCCTGATGTAGAGCTTGAAGAAGCTACTATGGTTAAGCTCAAAGCTACCGAGTCGGTCAATTCTACCGATGGTTCTATTGTGAATATTACGAACTTTGTGCATAGAGAAGCTGCCGGCTTAAAACCCTCCCACTTCTTTATCTCGGACCTTAAGTGGAAGTATTTAATAAGAGCCGTGATGCGTGGGCGCAATGTGCTTATGACTGGGCCCGCTGGGACTGGTAAAACTATGGCAGTGAAACACGTGGTGAACGCTTTAAATCGCCCTCACTTTTACTTTAATATGGGTGCTACTCAGGACCCGAGAACGACATTGATTGGTAATACCCACTTCAAGAAAGATTCGGGAACGTATTTCGCTCAGAGTTTATTTGTGACCGCTATTCAGACTCCAAATGCTGTGATATTGCTGGATGAGATTAGTCGTGCTCACCCCGAAGCTGGTAACTTATTAATGCCGGTTCTGGATATGAACCAGCGTTATTTGCGTCTAGATGAAAAAGACGATAGTCCGACTATCCCAGTTGCTGAAGGTGTTTCTTTCATAGGAACTGCCAATATTGGAAATGAATATACCGGAACCAGAACTATGGACCGTGCATTGAAGGACCGTTTCTCAACCACTATTGAAATGGAAGAACTTAACTCTTCCGAGGAGTTGCGTCTGTTGAAATTATTGTACCCTAAGGGTGATAAGCAAGTATTAGGCGCGATTGCCGATATTGCCGGTCATACCCGTGAGAATATCAAATCTGAGAATCCTAAGGTTGGAACCACTATATCAACCCGTATGGCAGTTGAAATGGGTTCACTTAGTGTCGACGGGTTTAGTTTAGCTGAAATTGCTGATGTAACCATTTACCCATTCTATTCAGAAGAAGGTGGGGTTGACTCTGAGAGAGTTTATATGAAGCAATTGGTTCAGAAATATATCAAAACCACTGATAGCAAGCTATTCGGTGATGGTGACACTGTGGCTCCAACCACTGCTAGCCCATTCTAAAATTATTAGGTTACCCGGGTTGAGAAATCGCCCGGGTTTTTATACGCCTGATAATCAAGCAGTTATACACACTCGCGTAACTAGCTGATAATCAATACCGTTCATTTACACAAATCCTTGTGCATTCGCCCTGGATTTACTATCTTTATAATATAAGAAATAAGAAATATGGCAAAAATTAAGAAATTTGATGAGAGTAAAAATTGGGAAACCTCGAAGTATTGGATGGGTGATATGCGTGCTAATAAGCTCTCAGGTGCCCAGGGTAGAAGTTCGAATATAGTGGAGATGGCAGCATTTCAGCGTGCTATCTCGAATTTCGTCCGTATCACTACTGGTAAGGATATCCCGGTAAAATTTAATAATGGTTCTGTTCCCTTCACCAATGGGAAGGTGGTGACTATTTCAGCCACTATGGATAATAAGAAGTTTGACGTGAATGTAGGATTGGCCCTGCATGAAGGTAGTCACGTGCTTTTATCTAACTTTGATTTAGTCAGTGATATTGTAGATTTAAAGGACCAACGTATCCTTGATTTTATTACGGTGTCGATGAACGAGTTAGCACCGAATGGTAAACCGTATAAAGAGCAGAGAAGAATGGGGCACGGGCATATGCAAAAGGCTTGGGTACATCGTATTAAATCAATTCTGAATATTATTGAAGACCGTCGTATAGATAACTTTGTGTATAATGCGGCTCCAGGATATCGTGGTTATTATTTATCTATGTATGCCGAGTATTTCAACAGTGAAGTCATCGACATTGCATTGAAGTATAACCACTTCACTAAGGAAGCGTGGAAAGATTATGAGTTTCATATGACCAATATTATGAACCCGAACCGTAACCCTTTAGCTCTTAAAAAGCTCAAGGCTGTGTTCGATAAAATTGACTTGTATCACATAGGTCGTTTGAAGACCACGTCAGATGCATTTGATTTGACTCTGGAGGTTGCTGACTTAATTAAGGAGGAGCTTTTATTCAACGAATCATGGTGTGACCCACTTCCGGAACCGGAACCAAAGTTAGAACCTGAGAAGAAGGAAGCTAAATCGTCTAAGCCAGAGAGCTCAGATGATGAAGATACTAAGGGTGATGAAGATGATTCTGATGATGCATTAGAAGAAGAAACTAAGGAATCCGGTAAGGCTAAATCAAAGTCTAAAAAGGCTGATGAAACTGAAGAAGATGATGAAGACCCGAATTTAGATGAATTATCAGGAGATGCAAATGACCCTTTAGGTAGAGTTAATGAAGAAATGAGTGCTCCGCAATTATCACCGGACGATATGACAGAATCCGAGAAGGAATTAATTGAAAATGAGTTAGTAGATGCTATAGACCAGCAGGCTGAGTTTACCGATGGTAAGCCGACTTATAAGTCTTCTGTAGATTCTAAGGTTGATAAACAATTGACTGCTATGGAAAAGGGTGTGGACATTATGGGTGTCGGGCCTGATGGGATGAAGAAAAAATGTGTTGTTATTAAGGAGCTTAATGAGAATATCATTAATAACATTCCAGGCCCGTTTCATTCTAGTTTATATTATTCGTCAGAAAGGCTACGTAATGAACGCGATATTGCTGTAGCAAAAGTTGGTGGATATGATAAGTTCGACATAATGCAGTATGGCTCTTCGTATACAAATAACTGTGCCAATATTGCTGCCGGTATCCGTATGGGCAGTATGCTAGGTAGAAAGCTTAAATTAAGAAATGAGTCCAGTGAGTTATTGAATACCCGTCTCCGTGAAGGTCGTATTGATAAGCGATTGATTGCTGAAATTGGTTATGGTGCTGAAGCGGTATTTAGTAAGTTATCAGTTAAGACCATTAACCCTGTTCACATACATTATTCAATTGATGCCTCGGGTAGTATGAATGGAGCTAGATTCAATGCCGCATTAATATCAGCCGCTGCAATTGCTAAGGCAGCCAGTATGATATCAGATGTACACGTTGTGATTAGCTTTCGTTCTACAATTGACGTAGGTAGTGGTGATTGTGCATGCACAGTTATTGGATATGATTCACATAAGAATCCGATATCGCACCTGATAAATTATATGGCCTTTATTAATACTAATTCAACCACCCCGGAAGGTCTATGTTTTGAATCTGTTCAAAAGATTATGGCTAATGACGTTAAGGGGAAAGATGGTATCTTTATTAATATATCAGACGGTGAACCGTATTTCCACAAATATAGTGGCACTGTTGCTTTCACTCATACAAGGGGTGAAGTGAATAAGATTCGTGCAGCAGGCTATAAAGTGTTATCGTATTTCGTAGGTGGTAAAGTAGGCACACCGGTAAGCTATTCATTCGAAAGAATGTATGGTAAAGATGCTAAGAACATTGACGTAACTAACCTAGCCGCATTAGCTAAGACATTAAATGAAACCTTATTAGCTCCGACATATAACTAAGAGATATGACTATTAAGGACGAATACTTTAGACTAGTTGATTATGCATATAGACTAGGAGTCGATATTGAATACTCCGGGCGACACGCAGAATACGATACTGATGAAGCTACTATATACATACCTAAGAAGTACTATCTAACTATGCCAGGACTAGTAATGCTACTTCATGAAGTGGGTCATATATATCAACCCGCAGCACCATACATTATCAACAGTAAGAATGATTTAGCCGGAATGCGTCAGGCTATATTATGGTACGAGAACAATGCCTGGGATAATGCACTAAGCATCGCGCGGGACTTGTACAACAATACAACAATTCTAGACACATTAATAAAACTAATATATAAAGACAGAAAGTATTGTATGAATGAATACACAAAAGCTATATACACATATAAGAAGTCTACAGTAAAACATATATATGAAGGATATACCCTTGATAATCAATAGGTTATATAGCCCTTTAGAACCCATACACTTTAGGGTAACCCTATAGTAGGGTATTATATTAGGGCCCTTGTTAGGGTATCTTATAGGGGTAGTTAGGGTATCCCTGTCGGTTAGTTAGGGGGCTTATTATAATCCTTTTGGTACCCTAATAACCCCTTTAGGGCCCAAGATTAGGGTATAATATCCATGGAAACGGGGGCTAATATTGGGTATCTATAGTGCCATTACCCTTCACCATCTTGAGCATAGTTTTTGCTACACAAAACAATCCTTTTGATACTTCAAGTTATGAACGTTGTTATACTCCCCATCATCATCTTGAGCATAAGTTTTGCAACAGAAAAATAACCGGGCAATACTTCAAGTTATGAAACATTACATTGTAGAGCAATTAAGAGCTATTAATATAGCTCATTATATCATATTCATTAATTAAAACAAAGTGGCTTATATGAGTGCTAAGGTAAAAAAGAATTACGAATTAGTGTATTACGACAATTGGCGCGGTGATTCAAATGAGATATCAATTGCCCGTTTGAATGACGGATTAGAATCGGGTGCGTTTGAATGGTTGGGCACCGATAAGATATCGGATGAGCCGCTTGAATTTCTACACTACATATATAGGTCGTCTGCACGTGATTGTGGAATGGGCAGTGTTATCATATACCATATGACATATGATGTTCATTTGGAGTTGGGTATTATTGTTCCGATATCGTTTGGTAATACGGTATAAGTTTATTATCTTAATAATATTAGTTAGAGAGTTATAGTATCCTTAGCTTATTGCGTATAGTAACGCTGTAACTTCTCTAACTATTTTTTATTTAACAATTTAAACTAAACTATTATGCTAATATTACAAACTATTAAAATTGCTGTATTAGCAGGATTTATCATACTAATAGATAGTTGTTCAAACACTAAAGAATTATATAAACATTATCAATCACTTCCAACAAGTAAAACAGATACATTTCAATTGTATTATGATTTTGTGGAGTAATAAAAACTTAAAACACATGAAACAACAACTAACACCAATACCTTCGGGACAAGATTTACTTAAAATGTCTAAACAGTCTGCTTTTGATGCTGGTATGGCTTATCAAAAATCTTTAGAAGAAAAGAGTTATACATACGAAGATTTAGTTAAAGTGTTTAATTATGCTCAAGAATATACTATGGTTTCAAGATTTGCGGAAGATGGTTTTACTTTTGACCATGATTTAACACATTTACCATCATTTGCAAAAAACCTTTAAAATTTTGCTGATTAAGATAACTATTTCTTTCTAACATTAAACATGTCAGAGTCAGCAATATGAATCATTTGGTAATATCAACTTATTATCTTATCTTAATAATATGAAAACAAGAACATACTACTTGCCATTGGCAATAACCATTATTTCGTTAACAATTAGCGGATGTGCCTTTTACTACAAAATTAATCGACACTTTAGTCAAGGTGAACAAGTTTACATTCAAAGACGTGATGATTGTGGCCGTCCCGATAAGTTTGGTGAAGTGACAGAACAACCAAACAGTAAGGACAGTTCCGGCCGGATTATCTATAGAGTTAGAGATAGAGATGGTTGGGTAATGCCTTACTCTGAAAAATTTCTTGATTCACTAAACAATTGGTTCTAGAAATTGTGCGGTGAATCATTTGGTTGATTCACCGTAATTCCTTATCTTAATAATATGGGAAAGAAGATAAATAATCCGGTTCTAGAGGCTGCAATCGATTGCTTTATTGAAGAAGCGAACGGTGTTATCGCTGAATATCATAAACAACATTTAAGTAATGTTCCGGCCGAACCTATCAAAACAGCCGGAGGTAGTAAATATCTTAAACTAACCCGTAACCGGAGCGTGTGGGGCTTTATTGCCTTATGTGATGGTAAGATTGGGAAATATGAAGTCTCAGAGGGTGACTTACTAAAGGCTGCTAGTTATAATGCGCCAGCACCGGGTTATCGTGGCAATATTCTAATGAATAATTGTGCATACGGTCCATACGGTCCATCATATTTAAACTAAAAAAGTTTGGTAAGTTAGATACAGTTGATTAAAGATATACAGTTTGGCTAGCAATTCGTCAGCCCTGCTTGCGTAAAACTGATTGTTATGGGCTGGCACGGTTAAATTAATCTAAAATGGAATTAAAGAAACGAATTGAATTAGCAACTAAAGATACAGTTGGCTATTCAGAAGCAAGTAATAAAGAAAGTTTTATGGTTGGAGTTAGTGTTGCACTTTCTAAAGCAGAAGAACATTATGAAAGAGAGTTGACGCAGCTAAGAAGCCAAGTTGAGAATTTAAAGTCTGCCTGTAATACATATATGACAGACCTTAAAACTTTCGCTACTATTGTCAACCGTTATTCGGAGAACGACTGATAGTGCTTGCCCATAACGTGCCGAGTATTGCCGATGGTGGGGCATAAAACCACCAATGTTTAATTGAAATACAAAACTTAAAAATATGCAGACAGATACATTAAAAGACAAAACCCCCACTATTGGCAATACTTTGTTATATGCTGTTAAAAATGGGCAGTTGAAAAGGTGGTTTTACGAGTTCCAACACGGACACCCATTTCTACTATCCGAAGAATCAGACATAATTGTAGAAACAAGATTGAATGACAAAGCAAGTCAATGGATGAATGATGAACAGATTAAAGAACTCGTAAAACTTCGAGTAAAAGCAATGTATAAAAAGAAATTTCCAAATGCAAAACGGTGGTCGTTGCCCATTTTTAATTGCATATAACGTGATGCAGCTAACCGAAGGCGGTAATTTTACAACTAAATTAAATACGAAGCAATGAATTTCAATATACCACAAATGTTTTTACGAAGCAGGATTTACCGCTTTTGGTTAGATGCTGTTAGCGGTAGGTTTGTTCCTATTCGCTATTACATAACCGAGTTTTTCTGTTGGGTTGTCTGCGGAATAGATTTTTACAAAGACTATAAAAGGTTTTATAAAGGACAAGATAAAGGACAAAGTGTCCCTTAAACTTACCGCTAACTACTGCATTGGCGAAATAAAACATAATTAAAATGCTAACAATATCAACTACTTACGATTGCAAATACCAAGTCAAAGGAATGAATGAATATAAATTTGCAAAGAAGAAACTATTTAACACACAAAACAAAAATAATATTACTTATAACGGTTGCAGTTTACCCTATAAACAGAACTATTATTTTATCAATTGAATACGCTAAAAATGAAAAATAAAGTAAACATTCCAACAGAAAATTGTACATGTAAATTTGTAGTAATGGATAATTACATGGGCGGTTATAGCTTGTACGCGACTAAGTACGCTGCATATCACCGTGACGTTATTCGTTCGATTCCTTATTTGGATAATACCGGTGGATGTCTAGGTGGTGGTAGAATCAATATTACCGATGGTAAGATTACCGCATATGGATACTCAGTAGATTTCGGTACACCGAATCAAGAAATAGTAGAATCACTGCTTAAAGAATATATTGCTGATAAACCAATCGAACTCGTTGTAGAAATGGGTGTCGGTTACTAAAATTATTGATATGACAAAGTTAGACAAAGAATGGTTTAATGGTTTATTTTGGGGAGTTTTAATTACAATTGAAACAATTATTGCTTTAAGACTTATTTTTTAAAATTAAAATCACACAACATGTTAAGACCAAATGCAAAAGATTTCTTTACTCGTTTACACAATGTTGAAGTAAATCAAAAATACAACAAGAAATTACCTTACTCATTCCATTTGGAAATGGTGCACGCCCAGGCATTGAAGTTTAAAGATTGTTTAAACTCGAACCAGACAGTCGCTGATAGTTTAGAACGTACATTAGCATTCGAAGGATGTTACGGTCATGATTCTATAGAAGATGCTAGACTAACGTATAACGATATTAAGGAAAAATTCGATGAGAAACTGGCGGAGGTTATTTTTCTTTGCACAGAATTTCGTGGACGTAACAGAAGCGAACGCAAACCGGATGCATTTTATAATGAGATGATTACCAACCGAGTAGCAGTGTTTGTCAAGTTATGTGATATCATAGCAAATGTGAAATTTTCTATATTGACCAATTCAAGTATGCTTAAGAAGGCGAGTACCGAATGGCCTAGGCAACGACGATTCTTTGAATCGTTTGTAGAGTATACACCGATGCTGACCTATTTAGACCGCTTATTTGCTTTAGACTGCGAAGGTTATAACATTCGCATGCTAAAGCAATTTGCTTTAGAATGCGAAGGTTATTATTAGTTATAACCCTATTAGCACTAAGCTCTTATTCGGGGCCTAAGAGCGTGCTAGTTATAGGCGATAGCTTATCGTGCTATAAACCTAATGGTTGGGTCACATTAATAGCGCAACATTATGATGCTCCAATCGTAAACTTATCGCAGGTGGGAAAAAACACCGATTGGATGCTGAATGCATTACGTAATGAGCTCCGATTGAATCATTACGATTATTCCACAGTGTTTATATACGGGGGAATTAACGATATATTTGGTGGTCGCAAGGTTACTGATGGGGTCGATAACATTAAGCAAATGGTTGATTTATGTAATCATTATTATATTCAGCCGGTTGTTATATTAGGGTATGACCCGAATAAAATTAATATCAATACAAACCGAGACGGAGAAGAGCTTAACAGAAAACGCTATATCAAATATCAGCACATATTGCAAAATCTACATTTAGTAGCCAAGATAATACCGGTTGATACTACGATAACTAGAGATTATTCTTCGGATGGGATTCATGTAAACGGTGCGGCGCAAAGGAAATTTGCTGATTGGATAGTAAATCATATGGAATAGTATTTGGTAAATCGAAAGAAAAATCTTATCTTAATAATATGGAAAAAATATTTAAAAAAGGTGGATACGTTAGATGTATTCATAAATCAGATTTCTGCGAAGAGCGCGCGTATAATCAGTTTAGGTTAGGTGGTGTTTATGAAATAGCCCTTGTATTTTCTACATATGTAGAAACTGTTGAAGGTTATCGACTTTGGCATACAGGCGGTAACTATAGTATAGAATGTGAATGGGTCGGTATGGAAAAGCCGGATGAATTAGTGTTGCCTGAAAGTTGGTATATTGTTGTTACTGAGGAGAATACAAATGATGTCTCGAATTGGAGGGGATGTGGCTCGAATCTACAACCTGGTTGGTTTGCAGGTATGTACAAATGGAGCGACAGTCTTATCGCCAAAGGTCATAATATGACAGCTACGCCACGCGATAAATGTGGACTAGAAATTACTTACGAACAATTTAAAAAATACGTATTAAAAACAAAATCAAAAAGTATGGACAAAGAAATTATTGGCTATGAAGCTCCAATGGACTTATTCGGCGGTGTTGTGAAAAAAGGAACGTTGTATACGCCCCATGACACAACTAATCCATCCGTAGGTTGGAGCCCGAATGATTATGTAGATGGATACATACGTTGTAATTTAGTTGTTCCGGAAGAACTTGTAAAGCAATGGAATCCGGTTTATAAAGTAAAGGAGACCGATGTTGTTACAATGTCAGGTACCGTAACGGTTGTAAAGGGCAAAATTATTGCAGATGGTAAGGAAATTACTTACGACGGCCTTAAGAACTTATATGATTATTTTGGTCCGCAAAAGTGGTACGGAATTCCGTGGGACGTTACTATTAAAGAAACAATAAAAATCGGATGCTGGGAAGTCAGTAAGGATGATATCGCAACAATATTACGTGAATATCAAAAACTGAACTAGTAGAATGAACTATCTTCAAAAATTAAAAGCTGATAAAGCGGCTAGAGAACATTATGAATCCGATAGCCAAAAGCTTAAGGAACTAGTGTTTGATATTAACGATTATCACGCCGCGTATGATGGTGCGTTCCTAAAAGAATTAGAAGAATTTATGGTAGAATATAAACAAAAGAAACTAAATGAGTACGACGACAGTATACCTTCTACTAATTAATATATTAGTCAGCGTAATGTTTTTATTTTTGGTCACACATTTCGTTAGAATTAAAAAAGACCATAAAGCATTGCAGGCCGAATTCAGAGCATATAAAATTTTACATCATACTGAGTATGGCAAAATACATCAGTTCATGGAAGAACAGTTTACATTGAATAACCAATTGGTTAAGGCTGTTGAGATTGCGTTAGATATCAAAGATTACAAACAACAAATTCCGTATTTCGGAATTGTTGGTGAAGCATAAACTAAAAAACAATATTATGGGAAGTGTATTAGATACAATTCAATGTCCGAACTGCGGCAAGGACGCTCACTCGGATTTTTATTACAAAACCGGTGAAGAGTATATTAACTGTATGCACTGTGGATACGCGTATTCATTTACATTCAAGCGCGACGAAAACGGTGAGTATGAATTAAAGGATAAAACCGTAGGCCCTTTACTAACAAATTGTATTCTTGAAGAGAAAGAATTAAAAACTCCACACGCGGCGATACAATATCAGCACAATGGTAGTGTAGGGTATTCATGTAGCTCGTTAGAAGATGCAGACGAGGAATCTAAATTCAGAGAGTTTGTTAAAACTAACACCGCTGAATTATCGATGGCAAAAATTTCTAAATATCATAACGGTGAACACAGTGTTGAATATTTGATTGGTCAAGAAGAAGTAGAAATAGCATAAGTGATAAAATAAAGTTTGATGTTTCCTTGTATTTTAGGAACTTTAACCCTATATTTATATTAAGATGAAAAATTTATTTAGACATATTAGTTTTAGTTGCATTCAGCCGATAGGCATGAATCGCGTCGAGGGGTTATCGAAACGTAATCTCCACACCAATTCCGATTGGGCGTATACGCAACCACTAAAAACATATCCGGGTAGATTTAAAGAAGAAGATCGTAGCTAAGAAAGCGATAAACTAATTCATATATAATTTAAGACCCGGGTTAATAGCCCGGGTTTTTTGCGTTTATATGGGTTCTAAGAAGGTATAATGGGCTATTAGCTTAAATCGGTAATAGCGCTCGGTTGAAGCCCGAGAGATACAGACTCAAGGCCTGTATAGCCCGCTGAATTGTAATGTTATTTGACATATTGTAAGAAAAATTGTGCGGTGCACCGAGTGGCCGATGGTAGCTGACTGTTAATCAGCCGGACGTAGTTTGTCCCGCGTGAGTTCGAATCTCACTCGCACATCAATTGGGGTAGTTCCAGGGAGTTGTAGTGACTGTAAATCATAAACACGTGGCGTTCAAGTCGCCCCTATCCCTCAATAATAAAATGTCAAGTTCGTCTAGTTGGTAGGACACCACACTTTCACTGTGGAATGCGTAAGCTGCGGACGGGTTCGAGCCCCGTACTTGATACTAAATGGTGCTGCAGAATATGGAGTATTTTGCCTTCCTGTCACGAAGGAGATTGAGGGTTCGAGTCCCTTCAGTACCGCCAAAGTAACCTTGCTAAAATGTCTTAGCACCTCTTAGGCAGCAATGCTCGTAAGTCGCAAGGGACGTGAAAGGTGCTAAGAAACTTATTTGCTCTTGTACCCGTATATTGGACATAGGAACGTGCTTTTAACACGTCGAGAATGTGGGTTCGATTCCCGCCGGGAGCACAGGGATGATTGCGAGTTCGAGTCTCGTTGAATTGTAATATCCGGATATTACTGATGTTAAATCATTAGATTCATAGCTTAATTTGGTAAAGCTCCCGTTTTTTCTTGGTGTAGGAAAGTTGGTAATCCGCGATATTTGGGATATCGAGACCGTGGGTTCGAGCCCCGCCACTGAGACGCTGGTTTTAGCATTTTATACTTTAACGGAAAAATGCAAATTTGCCTCAGTAGTGTAATGGCTAACATTCCCGCTTCCAAACCGGGCGATTAGGGTTCGAGTCCTTACTGGGGTGCTAATAAATAATGGTGCGTAACCACCCTGCCTGATACGCAGGAGTAAGGTAATGGTTGTAAATGTGGGTTCAAGTCCCATCGCACCGACTAAAAATTAAATTGTATGAAAGCGTACGGAGTAAGAAAAAAAGATGACGATTGCTGTCCCGGACATTCCAAATATGGAGTAGCCAGTGCAGAATGTGGTAGCCAACGCCGAGGTAAGCGTTCTAAAAATAAGGATAAAGCACGTAAAGCTAAAATGCGACAGTTAACTATAAATTAAATATCATGGCACAAATAGGAAACAAAATTAATTCGTACCTAAATGGTGAATGGGCAAAGCATGGTCGACCTTTTGGTAAGAAACTTGCAGCACGTGTTAGGCGTATGATGGGTAAGGACGAAATTATTAAACAATTAAAAGAAATAAAGGAGTATGGCAAAGATTGACAAAAAGAAAGATAGGATTCGTGAACAAATCAGAATTCTAGGTGATGAAATGAATTCAGCGTTAACTAAAAAGACATCGAATGTTAAGGAAATAAATGTTCCGGAGCATACTAGAAAAATTTCTAAGTTAATTGATGAACTTAAATCACTAAAATAATAAATGGGGTACTAGTGAAACTGGCTATCATAGTAGATTTGCATTCTACTGTTTCGGATTCGAATTCCGAGTGCTCCACTGTTTGCTCCCATATACCCTCAAGCTTATATCTTGTAGAAAGGTTAATTGGTCACATAAGAGTTCGAATCTCTTTGGGAGTACATAATATGCTTTTGTAGCTTAATTGGCAAAGCTCCCGGCTCTTAACCGGAGGAGTGAAAGTTCGAGTCTTTCCAGAAGCACTAAAATATGGTTCCGTAGCATAGCGGCAAATGCGGTGGTTTTACATACCACATATCCAGAGTTCGAGTCTCTGCGGAACTACAATTGCAATTATAGCTCAGCTGGTAGAGCGTCTCGTTGCCAACGAGAAGGTCGTGCGTTCAAACCGCATTAATTGCTCAATTGCGTCATTCGCCTAATTGGCTATGGCACTACGCTTCCAACGTAGAATAGTATCGGTTCGAGTCCGATATGGCGCACTAAAGGGTTGGTTGATGACCGAAAGCAATGCTAATCACATTGCTGACTCTTGTGAAATTTGCCTTTGTGGCTCAGCGGCGACAGCACCTGTTTTGTAAACAGGGACACAAACATCGGGGGTTCGATTCCCTCCAAAGGCTCATTAATATACCGATGTAGTTCAGCCGGAAGAACACTCGTTTCATACACGAAAGGTCGCAGATTCGAATACTGCCATCGGTACTAATTTTAAATTGCATTATCGCCTAACTGGCAGGGCACGGGGCTTTGAATCCCGCAGTCGAAAGACTCTCGGTCTAGGTTCGAATCCTAGTGGTGCAACATAGTTTTCGGTTTCGTTTCATGCTTCTATGAAAACGAACATTTGGAAAAGTCAACCGAAATTGGTATCGGCCCCGTCTTGAAAACGGGTCATCGCTGCAAGGTGGTGTGAGGGTTCGAGTCCGTCCTTTTCCGCAACATGGAGTATGTAGATTTAATGGTAGAACGCTGGGTTGTGAACCTTGTAGTTGGCAGTTCGACTCTGCTCATACTCCCCATAATGCTCCGGTAATCCAACGGAAGAGATATCAGACTTAAACCCTGTACAGGTGTGGGTTCGAATCCCACTCGGAGCACGAAGTAAGGAAGTAGTTCCCCACGTGGCCCCGCGTTGGATGAATGAAAATTAGTCCCTTATGAAGTATTGTAAAATGCAAGCGGGGCGCTTTGGAAAGGTAAGCATAATGGTACTGCCGCGCATTGCTAATGCGTTCATCGTCGTAAGATGGTGTGAGAGTTCGAGTCTCTTCCTTTCCGCTATGAGAGAATATGGGGTTAAAGTACCCATGCGATAGCCTGGCCAGCATTCGTTCCGTTCTAAGTTAAGGCGCTCTCAGTTATGCACCTGTAATTCAATTGGACAGAAGAACAGTTTTCTAAACTGTATGCTGTGGGTTCGAGTCCCGCCAGGTGCTCAAAATAATATGGTCCAGTATCCCAACGGAAGAGGAAATAGTTTTAGAAACTATACAGGTGTGGGTTCGAATCCCACTTGGACTACCAAAATATTCCCGTAATGGCGCTGTCTTCGAAACAGTATGTGCATAATGGATAATGTGAGTTCGAGTCTCACCGGGGATACTAAATGCTTCTGTAGGCTAATTGGATAAACCACTACATTACGGATGTTGGATTTCGAGTTCGAGTCTCGATGGAAGCGCTGACAAAATAATATAAATGAAAACTACAACAGAACGAGATAGATTATTTGCTAAAACTCTTGCTAATTTAATACTGGGACCTATGTCTGAATATTGTAACAAGAATAAAATTCCATTTGATGAACTTCCTCTTATGCCCGGACAAGGAGCTGAGGTAGTTGAATTAATTATTGACAATAAAATATCGTTTAGTAATGCTAAAATTTTATTAAATATATTATATGAACAAAATTTAGCAAGAACGACAAAAAATTAATACGGCTAGGTACCTAATGTTGGTAAAGGGATATGTCTGCAAAACATAGTTAACACCAGTTCGATTCTGGTTCTATCCTCGAATAATATTTATAATTAAATAAATGGTCATGGAATTACAATTCAAAAGTTTAACCGACAGAAAAGACGTCGACTTAATTCAATACATTACTGATTATACAAAGTCAAACGCTGACGTAGAAATTTACGTTGGGTGTGACTCGCAAGTGCACGGCCGTAATATTGATTATGGTATTGTCGTAATATTGCACAAGCCGCACGCGGGTGGGCACGTACTATACACTGAAGTTCAAACTAATAGAATTAAAGGTAAACCGACTGAAAATTTATTCACGCGGTTATGGCAAGAAGTCGAATTTTCTCTAACCATTGCCGAGCGATTAAGAGCATCGGATATTAAGGTTAAGTATATTGACGTAGACTTAAACCCAGACCCTAGATGGGGTTCTAATACGGTGTTACGTGCGGCTATGGGCTACGTGGAATCTATGGGATACATTCCTAGATGTAAACCGGATGCATGGTCAGCCAGTTACTGCGCCGACAAAATATGTAAGTAAAAGTTTGGTAAATCAAATGGTTTTAATTATCTTTCTAAGGTAATTAAAACCTTTACATATGAATAGTGGTGAGTTATTAATATTCGTTTGGTAATTCATATGAAATTTCTTATCTTTATAATATGACAAAGAAAGAAGAAGAGAAATTAAAAAAATATATTCCGCCTAAAAAGTACACCGGTGAATATCGTTTTAGTATAAAGTATTGTCCGGGATATGAAGGATATATACCAGAAAATCTAACTCATGAAGTTTGTAAATACTGTGGACAAATAAGTTATTATCATTAATATGAAGCATAATTTTCCAGATAAAATAATTTTCTTAGATGTAGACGGTGTAATTTGTGTTGGTCACGACCATTACAGACATTTTAACCAAATATGTTTGGAGCTACTTCAAGAAATAATTGACGCTACGGGCGCAAAAATTGTTGTATCGTCGTCGTGGCGTGACTCTGATTCTGTTCGAATGAAGGCTAACTTCTTAGAGCATGGGTTTACTGAGAAATTATGGGGAGAAGTAATTGATATTACAATTCGTGGATATTCACATATTATTAAAGGGTCTAAACTACCTATTGTTAGGGGTAACGAGATTAAAGCATGGGTAGATACAAAAATGATTTACCCGTGGCACTCAGACCCTTCTCTAGATAAACAATATCAAATTCTTAGAGAGGATGGTAGTTTTAAAATAATGAATTCTAATAAATTAGGAGTTGATTTTAGCTACGTAATATTAGATGATGACGCTGATATGCTATATGAACAACGAAATCATTTTATTCAAACAGGTGCTATGTTCGGGTTATCAATATATGACCGGGATAACGCAATAAAAATATTGAATTATGGAAAGTAAAATTCTAGGCTACGCCTTTTTAGGTGCTGGTAAAATTTGTTTGGTTGTAGTTGAAACTGAATATGATGGTGAGAAAGCATACATTGGAGTTCCGCGTATAATGGGGGCGTCTGACGAAGATATTCGTTGGACAGCTGATTGGAGAAGCTTCATTCCATTAGAAGAAGCAAAATTGTTAATTTCTAAAATGGGAACTTACTTATGAAACTTTTAACAAATGATGAATCTATATAAATGTAAACACTGCGGTAAAATCGTTGAACGCGATAGCATTAAAGCTTGGATAAAAAGCTGGTGTGAAGTTACTGATAAATTTACTCGTCTTATAAAACAAAAATAAACTATGCAAGGTGTATTAAGTAAAAACGAATCCGGTTGGGTTGTTACCCATATATATCACGAACAGAATACGTTGTCGGGGATACCGCTTCCCGTGCTCCCCGAACAACAATCAACTGCACACCATTTTCACATTAACGGAAATTGTATATTTGACGTTGTAGATGAATTTACAAACCCGGAACTATATAAAGATATTCCGTGGGGCGAAGGTATGGAATATGCTAAACTGAAAAATTAACTTGGAAAGCTCACATAAATAACTTATCTTAATATTATTATTTAACCAAATCAATTATATGTACATCGAAGTAATCGTAGAATTCCAAACCGATAACGGTAACGGTAAACTTAAAAAGAACCGTGAATCTTATTTAGTAGACGCTATGACAGTGACAGAAGCTGAAGCTTTAGTTCACAGCCATTTCAAAACCAGCGTTGCCCCATTTGAAGTAAAAAGTGCAAAAGTATCTAGAGTTCTAGATATTATCAAAAGTAAAACCGCAGCGTAATGAAATTAAACCACAAACTCCCAATTGGGCAGACCGTTGTATTTGAAACATACAACAAGTATAAGGTCGGAAAGATTATTGATGTACGACCTACGACAAAACGTATTGAATATACGGTATACGGCGAGGACGGAAAGATTTATGAGGCGATGCCGAATAGAGTTGATGGTACGAATCGAATTGATGTTCGATTAACAAAAATATTCTGTAAAAAGAATAACATCGTATTAGATGACGTAGCCGCGGAATTTGCTAGAAATATTCGTACGACACATGTTGTATCAGAAGCTGATGCTACCGATTTGTCGACATTTGATGCGCAGTTAGGCGAAAAGGCAGAAAAAGTTCCGGCCGAATCAGAAAATTAGATATTTATTTTACCATTGGGGGCGACTGGAATAGATTGGCTAAGAATGGTAAACAATTAGGTGCGTGATTGATACAGTACACGTTAAAAATTGGTATTAACAATAAACGTAGAAAAATCTACATTTACATTCGAAGATGCTATGGCATTTGTATCGAGTGAAGAGTTAGTGTTGGCTTAGTAACAGAACACACTCCCATCTATGGGTCAAATAGAAGTTTTACTTGTTTTCACAAAACGAGTTGGTGGACCGTTGATTGTAACCCAATCAGCCCTAATTATTTTGGAGAGCTAATAAGATTAAACTCTAACCTAAACCTATAAATAAATTGTTTGCGAGTTGTAGAGCAAGACCGGGGTTCGAAACCCCGCGCCTCCACAGTTTTTATTTTTTTTTTAACCAAACCAAATACAAGTACATGAAAAAAGTTTTCTTGATTCTAACCGTATTAGTGTTCGCAATCACATCGTGCAAACAAACGCCTTCAGCCGAAGTATCCGTTAGTTCAGCAGATACCACAGTTGTAGCGGTAGATACCGTAGCTGTTGATTCCGTTCAATAATGACGATAATGTGATGTCGATACTATAACGGTATCGACATCACCATGTTAAACAACAATTTTATGAAACAGATTTATAACAAAGTACATAATGTATTCACCGATTCTATTGGTTGGATTCTTGTAGAGGCCGCAGTGATTGTATCTAACTTAGGGTGTACCGATGTGGCTGACTCTATGTATGATACCGGCTGCAATTGGTACAATAAATACATTCACCCAGATGAATAAAATTTTAGTAACCGGTGGCTTCGGCCGATTAGGATTACCGTTAGTAAATGAATTAGTCGGCCCCAATTTAGTTTATGTTATAGACAACATGAACAACCCTGATTCATTAGAGCGATTCGGACAAATAAATTTCAGAGCTAAGATTACATACACTGATATCGTATACAGCCAGCATATTTGGAATGATGTGAAATTTAATACTGTAGTACATTTAGCTACGTATACCGATGAAACAAATGCTGATGCTGATTATACAAAAGTATTTAAAGATTGTATCTTAGGAACAATGCACATTATTAAGCGGTGTATTAAGGATGGTAGTAAATTAATTTACGTTGACTATTCTAGGGATTCAAATAGATTTCTAAAATTCATGCACGACGATATTATTCGAATGTTAGCATTCTACTCAGAATCTGGTTTAGATTTTGTTGTTGTACCTTCGAAGGATTTGATAAATGATGACATTCGTAAATCGATTATTTCCGCAATATAATTTGGATAATCAAAAGAAAAACTATATCTTTAATATATGGCTAAATTAAATTGTAAAGTCGGAGACACCGTTGTATTCAGTCGATTCGGACGTGAACATACAGGTATTATTACTAAAGAGTATGAACGAGCTGCGGGTCAATATTGGGTACGAGATACCGCGGATGGGACTCACTATCCAGCAGTAACAGTCGGTGTACCGAGTTCATATACAAATATTACTTCAATTGTAAAATAATGCAGATGAAACAGGTACAACAATTTTTTAGTACGCATAAATTTTATTTGTTACATTTAGATACACTATCGCAACGACATATTAAAGTCGCGCCAATTATGTTTCTATTTTTACTGATAAACACGTTATGTGTATTTACTGGGTTTGTTAGTTCTCGAATAATCGGTTTAGATATCGAGAAATTCACTACAGAGCAGAAAATTTATATCATTAATGATTTAGATAAGTTCTCACCTACCGCATATAAGCAGGCTATGCTAGATTTACACATAAAATTTCCTAGGGTAGTATTTTCACAAGCAATTTCCGAATCTAAACACTTCACATCATCCGTTTTTATTGAAAATAATAATTCATTGGGGATGAAAGAAGCTACATTCAGGCCTACAAATAACATTGGTACGAACAGGAATCACGCAAAGTATAACACGTGGCGCGACTGTCTGGTTGATTATGCATTATGGCAATCATTTCATCTTAAGAACATTCACTCGGAGCAGGGGTATCTACAGTTATTGGCTTCAGCCGGGTATGCTGCGGACACAAATTATATAGCCCTTATAAAGAGCAATCTAGACAAATTTGACAAAGTAAAATAATATGACTACAAAAGTAAAAGACCCTATTAAAGCACTTGCTAAGGCAAAAGCGAGCGTGCTAATGTACTATCCGGGGGCAAAGGTAAGTAAAGAAGGGAACGAGTTCACAATTATTGATACTGTGGAAGATGATTTAGATATTCTTCAAGAATATTTTTTACCATATGCACCATCCGCAGACGATGCTTGGCATAGAGCGGCCTTGACTGTGAAGACCACACAAAATTTTAATCGTACACACCCAGAAAAAATGTCTCTAGAATTCGAAGAAGAGAAGATGGTACGACTAAATAAAAGACGCACTAAGAAGCAGCGGTAGTAATTTACATCATACTATATACATATTTATTTTAAAGTATTTAGTATGATAGCGATAGATTTTGATAAGTTTCAAACCGATGCTGACTTTGAACTGTGGTTAGAATCTGAGGACGGTTATAAAGTAGTCGACCATGTATACGAAGTTATTATACATTCATTAGGCGGGGCAAATAGACATATCCCGGTTATAATGAAAAAGTATGATGATGGGAGTGTATATTCTATCGATATGAAAAACATCAACGGGTTCTGTATAAAGGCTCTAAAGTTATATCTAGAATTAGAGGAGTATGAAAAATGTAACAAATTACAACAAATATTAACTAACAAAAACAAATAATCATGGAATTAAATTTTCAATTTTTCGTAGAAATTGTATTGATATTAGCACTCCTAGCATGTGCAGTCTATATTCAACGTCTACGCACTATCATTAATAGCTACTTTGCCGATACAAAGAACAAAGAAATAATTATCGAGGCGCTACAATTGGCATATACAAAGTTAGAAAATAAAACAGATGAGGCGCAGGTAATAATTACTAAGGCTAATGATGAGATGCTACCGGACCAACATGTTCACGTCGACTCTGAGATGGTTGATTTACCGAGCCCGGCTAATGAAACGTTAAGTGTGATTTGGATTGCAGAATCACCGGTAGTAACTAGTACAGAAAAAGATATAAACACTGAGAGTGTAGACGACGACAACCCATTCACTATTAAGTTGAATAGTTTTCTGGCGAAGAGTCCGACTACTAAAAAGAAACCAGCTGTTAAAAAGAAGCTTGCCGCGAAAAAGAAACCGGCAAAGAAGAAAACTACGCCTAAGAAAAAGCATTGAGGTATTGACTAATGGGACTAAATGCTGACGAACTTTTTAACGCTCTTGAATTAGACTGTGATGTACAAGTTTCGGCATCAGCAGTAGTCACTGCGGTGCAATTTAACGAAGATGTGGCGGTTATAGCTAAATATTATATGGATAACAAGGTACCGCTATCATTCAGCCGGGCTGATTTATTCAGCGTCACTCCATATACCACTAAAGTTATAAAAAATAATGTCCGGTCTAAATTAACGTATCTCATACGATTAATGGACGAATTTGCGGAACTAGGAAACGGTTCAGAACTTTCCGACGATAAAGCAATTATTCAATTGTGCTTAGATAAGGTCGATAAAGATTACAGTTTAACTACAATATGTATCGATGAATTGAATCGAATTCATTCTAGGTATTCTTCTGACGTTTCATAGATATTTATATTAAACCACATTATGAAAACTGACGGGTCTTTGTTATTTATCAGTGAATCGGATTATAAATTTATTCATGCTCTACCTGACGATGAGAAAATTTTATGTTTATTCGACGTGTGGCTTTCAGATTCAACAGAACTTCCCGATACAATGCCTTCCTTTGAGGAATTAATTGATATGTCAATTATTAATCCTGATACAGCTAACATAGTAATAACTCCTAATATGGCTGTCATTAACGGTGAGAGCTACAAATTAGTTAGAGACGCAGTATCCCATCTATTTTCATACGGATTTGTATTAGAGCGTATTATAATAAGTAACAATCGACTACGAGATACTTTTCAAAGACAAAAGTATTGTCTGGTGTATAGCATCAAAGGTGTAGTAAATCCTATTTCGGCCAACTAATTTTATATTTATTAATATACCTGTCCACATTATGATTGAGTTCAGTGCATAGGTGGGCGCCCCGTAAGGCGCCTTTTTTTTACTTTAAATTTTCATTATGCAAATTGATTCTAGAAGAATACTCACTCACAACAATTGTAAGTATGTAATTGTACGAATGATTCGTGATGACGAAAATCCAATCATCGATTCATGGAATTCGTTTCTAAATACGGATATTGCTTTGAAACATAACGGTGTAATACATTTCTGTCGGTTAATTCAAGAACCTGATGAGTTAGAATACATTACCACCGAATTAACCGTTACGGACGATAAAGTTGAAGAAGTGCTTGGTGAAGCGAAATAATTTAATTATATTTTATAATTTTATAAATAATAATTAAAAACATAATACTTAAATAATTAAGTTAATAATATAAATAATTAAATTAATTTAGGTGCACTTTATATTTATTAATAAATCGACGTTGTTATGCGACATAAGGAATTTGTGATTACTCGAGTGGATGCTCAAATTAATCTGATTGAAAATTTAAAGAAAACGATTGACGGTAACGTCATATCAAAAGACGATGCGTTAAAAACATTAACTAATATCCAAAAGACTTTGGAACTGGTGGTGGAACGTGTCGACTTAGAATCTGATGAATAATGGTATAATATTAAAATACTCAACTGGTATATCGGCGTTACTGTTAGCGTCGGTAGCCGCTTACTTCTCGATAACAGGTTTATCTAAATTATTTGCAGGTACTGGTACGGCTATTATCATAATGGCATCGGTATTAGAGCTCAGTAAATTGGTTACTGTTTCGTATCTGTATAGATACTGGAAAAGTACATCAACTCTATTAAAATTTTATTTAACGGTAGCTGTTACTATTCTAATGATAATTACTTCATTAGGTATTTTCGGGTTTCTAACTGCTGGATATCAAGGTACTAAAACTCAATTTGAACTTTCGAATACATCTACAGTATCTTCAATTAACAAGAAGCAATCAATTGATAATAAAATTGAAACTATAAAAAGTTCAATATCAACTAATTCTCAAAGAATTACTAGATTAAATGCTTTACGTGATAATGCTGAAAATAGAATTAATCAATCCTTTGATAAAAATAAATTCTCAGTAAGTAATAAACAATCAAACGCTGCGTCTAATATTGATAAAGAAATTAAGATTCTAAATAATAAAATTGATACCTTAGAATCAACCATCAACACTCTCCAGGACAGCAGTTCAGCGATACAGTTACTAATTATGCAGTCTAAATTACAGAATGAAAGTTCGACCGAGCTAGGCCCGTTAGTTTATGTCTCAAATATTACGGGTATTTCTTTAGATACTATTACAGGAATATTGATATTATTATTCATATTCGTATTTGACCCGTTAGCTGTCGTGTTATTAATTGTATTTAATAAACTATCCATGGATTCTATACCTGTGACTGTATTAGAACCCCATATAGAACCTTCCCCAGCACCGGAATATAAAGATATACCTGAACAGGAAACTGTAGCTGTTAAACCTGTTAGCGATATTCAAGAAGAAATAATAAAATTCAAGGACGAGTTAGAAGCCCCAGTCACTAAGAAGCAAGAGTCACCACGCAATAACAAACCTAAGTTATACGGTGATACAAGATAACGGAGAATTTTCTTGTAAATAATCAAAATTTACCTTATAATTAGATATGACAGATAAAAACAAACTATACGATGAACGGTTACCGAAGTCTGAAATAGAGCAAACAGCTAGCCCAGACAGTGATTGGATTGTTGCAGACGATTATTCAATTTATAAAGAGATTGAATATGGTGTCAGTATCGACGATTCGATTATATACTTAAATGGTGATATTGTTCAAGGATTTCTGATAGACTTCATTATGAAAGTCCGGCTCATTTTAAACAACCGCAACCCGGAGTTTAAATTAGACCCGATTACATTAGTTATCAACTCAGATGGTGGTGAAGCGTATGAAGCACTTGGTATGATTGATTATATTCAAGGGTTAGATGTTAAGGTTAATGCGATTGCACGAGGCCGGGCAATGTCCGCAGCGGCGTTATTGTTAACATGTGCAACCGGTACTAGAGCAGCGAGTAAACATACTCACATAATGGTACATGAACTTAGCTCCGGTGGCGGTGGTTCTGCTTCGGACATCAAAACTCACGCAAGTCATATCGACCAGCTGGATACATTATTGTATGAATTATTAGGGAAGTATACCAAATTCCCATCTACACATTGGCAGTCTATGGCACGTAAGGATTATTACATGACCGCAGAGAAGGCAGTTGAAATGGGAATTATTGACCAATTAGTTTAATATGTTATCAGAAGACCAAATAATACAAAATTGGAAAACCTTTACGGTTATGGTTCACTCATTCAACAGACCTGGTCTAGTTGAATTATATACTGACTTAGCTAATAGGATAACGAAGGCCCCGGCATCATCTACAACATATCACCACAATGCCTTTCCCGGCGGATACGTAGACCATGTACTCCGCGTGATTCAGATAGCCGAGAAACTATACACCACGTGGAAAGCAGAAAATGCGGACGTGGATGGATTTACATTAGATGAATTATTATTTGTCGCGTTAAATCATGATTTAGGAAAAATAGGTTTTCCGGGCGAAGGTAATGAACACTATCAATTTAATGACTCTGAGTGGCATAGAAGAAACCAGGGTAAGGTATATAAATCAAATACAAATATACCATTCGCTGAAGTACCTGATTTATCAATATTTCTATTACAGCATTACGGTGTTAAACTTACCTGGAATGAATTTCTAGGAATTAAAGTTCATGATGGGTTATATAATGATGCTAATAAACCATATCTAATTGCAAAGTCTGAGGGAAGTAAATTAAAAAATAGTTTACCAGTTATCATTCATCATGCAGACCATATGGCAACGATTATCGAACATGCTTTATGGAAGCTAACCGGCGGTGAAGAACCTACTATGGTTAGTAAAGATATCAACCATAAAAAAACTAGAATTAAAAAAATGGTAAATATAGAGGTCGACTCGGGTATTACATCAGCAATAAACAATATATTTGAATAATGGAAATATTACATACGATAATTACTGTATTACTAATTATATACGGTAGCGTAACGACATACTTAGTAATTAATATGCTTTTACGGGAAGAAGCATTGGAAGAATTCTACGAGACAAAAACAGAACTTCTGGAAACACAGTTAGTTAACGTTAAAATAAAAGTAGAAGAAACTGTAGTGCGGTTGAAAGAAGTCGACATTAGAGGTTCATTTGAAGCTGATGATGAAGTAGGATTTGCATTCCAAGATATCAAAAAATTAAACGAAGAATTACTATCGTTTATAGTTACATATAATCAAAAATCTACAGAAAATGCCGAGAAAGCCGGGACCGAATAGTTCAAAATATTACTTTACAGAAGACACTGAGAAAGCTATTATAAGATATAATGGTAGCAAGGATGCTAGAGAACGAAACTTATTATACTCTAATCATATCAGATATGCATTAGATAAGTTAGCCGAAAATCTAATTCACAGGTTTAAGTTTAAGCATTTTGATATTCCATATGAAGATGTTAAACATGAAACGGTTGCGCATTTAAACGAAAAGTTGGATAAATTTACACCTGAAAAGGGGAAGGCATTCAGTTATTTTTCTATCGTAGCAAAAAATTATTTGATAAATGAGAATAATACTAACTACGCACATTTTAAGAATACCGATGATTTGCTAGTAGTCGATGACCGTCGTACGGTGATGAATGAAATCGCGAGGGAGAATAAAATCGAAGATGAAAAAGAATTCATGGACCTATTTGTTGATTATGTTGAGGCGAACCTACAATCGTTCACAATGCAAGTCACGAATACGAAGAGTGGTAAAGTATCAAATATACGACTATTTGAAACGCAACTAGATTTGTTAATGGCCGACTCAATATTAGAATTATTTAGACGTAGAGCAAATATTGAGGTATTCAATAAAAAGGCGTTATATATTCTAATTAAAGAGCGGTGCAATTACGACAAAACTCAAGAGATTACCAAAATTTTAAAACGGGTAGAGCTATTATATAAGGATATATTTCTTAACTGGAGTAAAACCGGTAGAATTACCACACAATATTTAAAATCTTATAATTATAAGTAGTATGGATATTCACGATGAATTATTTAAGGGTAGAAGTTTCAGCGAAATATTAAAGGATATTCACGATAACTCGAAGAAGAAAGACCGTCAGATTAACCTATTAATCGCCGAGCTTAAGCCGTTAATTAAGAATATCGGTGATGCAACTATCGTAGTACCGTTAATTAAGGAGTATTTAGATATTTCTGTTCGTAATGATGACCATATCGTAAAATTAGCAGCCGTTGCTCAGCGATTAATATCGGCAGCTGGTAAGGCTGACACGGTAGGGAACGATTTCACATTATCAGAAGCAGAAAAAGCTGATTTGATGCGTGATGTTAAAGCATTAGATGCAGGTGACCAATTTGTGGAGAAAACCATACATAATATTCAGAATGAAGCACTAGCTCTTAATGGAATAAATGAATCTTTAGACGAACAAACCGATGTCGCTGTTTAAAATACGAGGTGAGAATGTACAAATTATACCTGCAAAGGTTAAGGAGGTTTATTACAAAGATGATAAACCTGAAAGTACATTTTACATTACGGCATTAATACTCGATGGCGCATCGTCAGAACGTCAAGTTAATGCTCGACCATTATTCGTAAATAATAAACAGTTACCGTTAGAAGGTGAAACGGTGTTACTAATTGGTACAGTAAGCAGTTATTCATCAGGTTTAGGAGCAAATGAAGATTTGTATTATATCGGTATAATTAATCTTCAAGGTAATGTACATCATAATTCATTACCTAATGCTAATGAAATAGAGACTCAAACACAGGCCGGTGGTGATTCTGCAAATTACCAAACCGGTAACGCTGGTAGCACTACCAAAAAAGAAAAAGCAAAGGTTGATAAGAATTTTCCTGAATCTAAAACCGTAAAGTCACTACAACCATATATTGGTGACGTGCTATACGAAGGCCGGTTTGGGAATAGTATTAGATTAACTAGTACATTAAAGAGTTATAACGGCTATACAAAACAACCTAATTGGAATAAAGCTAACGGTGCCGAAGGTGACCCGTTAATGATAATTCGAGTTAGTAAACCTACTCAAAATACAAATAAGAGTAACGACTTCATTACTGAGGATTTTAAGAAAGATGACTCGTTTATTTTATTACAATCATCACAGGGCATTGACTTTGAACCGGCATCAACCGTTACCGATTCTATCAAGAATCAAAAATTAGATTCATGGAACACGGGAAAGAAGTTTTCAGGTAAGCAAATACTAATATCATCAGGAAGAATTATATTCAATTCAACTCAGAACGAGATAATAGCATTTGCTAAAAAAGGAATTGGTTTATCGTCAGCAGATTCTATTTCATTAGATGCTCAAAAGAATATTGAGTTGAATGGTAATAAAATAATGTTGGGTAAAGATGCTGACGAACCGTTAATTTTAGGTAAGAAATTTAAAGATTGGATGGATGACTTTATAGATGCGTTAGGTAAAATGACCGCAATAACTGCTATGGGTCCATCATCACCATTTCAATCATCTCCACAGTGGCCACAGATACAGGCACTCAAACAACAGTTTGAAAATAATCTAAGTCAATTAGCATACACGAAAAAATCTAAGTAAAACTTTTTGAAATCATAATTATATAAAAGACTTATTAATTATGGATTCAAAAACATTTCTTGCAGCTCTTCGAACAATTATTCGTGAAGAAGTAACGAAAGCCGTACGTAACGAGGTTGGTAGAGTATTAACTGAGGGCGCCTCACATCCTACACCTGTAGAACGCGCAGTGCAAATACGCCGTTCTGTAGAACATGCAGTACAAACACGCCGCCCGATAGCACAAAAACCAAAATTTAAAAACCCGATGCTTAACCAGCTATTAGAAGGTGTGGCGCCTGCCCCGTCTGATGAAGCGAAAGTTGGATTTGAAGAGTGGCCGACAATGCAATATGCAGGAAATCCGACACGTGGTATCTCGAATTCATATAAAAAAGGTCCAATCAATGCCGCACCTGAGGGTGTGAATATAGCCGCGATTGAACGTCAAGCTCCGGAAGTAGCTGCAGCATTAACAAGAGATTATCGTTCGTTAGTAAAAGCGATGTTAAAACCTAAAGCTTAATAATGGCAACTCGTCGTCGGGAGGAAATATCATATAATCTAATAGATTTACAGCCGAATATAGCTGTCGGAATTAAACTACCGTTTAGTACACGAACCGGTGGATTATTCGCATTATCATATTCAACCGAAGAACAAGGTATATCGAATTTAAAAAATCTATTGTTAACTCGTACTGGTGAACGATATATGTTACCAAATTTTGGGACGGACATTTATGATACTGTATTTGAAAACAACGTAGATGATTTACCGATAATCCTACGGGATAGTATATCATCAGCAATCGCTTTTTGGTTACCGTACATAATTATTAACGACCTTACAGTAACACGAACTTCTAAGTATGAATCAGACCCTATAGGTCACGCAATTCAAATTAGCTTAACCGTTCAAGTGGGCTCTAGAGGCGCAAATGTACCAATAACAATTATCGTAACACCGTCGTCAATAACAATAACATAATGGCAGAAACACATGATATAAAGTATTTAGGTAAAGATTTCAATCAGTTACGCACTAACTTGATTGAATTCGCACGTAATTACTTTCCGAATACATATAATGATTTTAATGAATCATCCCCGGGCATGATGTTTTTAGAAATGTCGGCATACGTAGGCGATGTATTAAGTTTTTACACTGATAAACAATTAAAAGAATCATTTTTAATTTCTGCGGAGGAAAAAACTAATTTGTATTCGTTAGCACAATCGTTAGGTTATAAAGTAAAAAATAAAATAGCCAGCTCAGTTGATTTAGATGTATTTCAGCTACTACCGTCTACAACATCGGGCAGCGCCATTGTACCGGATTGGTCATATGCATTAAACATACCAGCTGGTATGACAGTTAAATCCAAATCAACTGGTGCGGAATTTAGAACTTTAGACACTGTAAGTTTTTCACAGCTAAGTAATATGCCGGGCTCAAATGTATCAGTATATCAAATTAATGAAGTTACTAATCAAGCGGAGTATTACTTATTAAAACATTCTGTGAAGGCGATTGCCGGAAACGTTAATACCACTACGTATAGTTTTGGTAACGCTAAACGGTTTGATAAAATATCATTAAGCGATACAAATATAATCGACATTGTTGATATTGTAGACTCTGATAATAATGTGTGGACAGAAGTCCCTAATTTAGCACAAGACACTGTATTTGAAACAGTATCTAACGTATCACAGAATGACCCGAGCTTATCACAATTTAATTTAACCGTACCGTATTTATTAAAGTTAAAGAAAACCGCCCGTCGGTTTATAACACGATTTAGAACGGATGGTACCTTGGATATACAATTCGGAGCAGGTATTTCAGCTGATTTAGATGAGGAAATAATTCCGAACCCGGATAATGTAGGCTCAGGACTACCGAATCTACAGTTGCAATATGACCAACCGTTAGACCCGTCGAACTTCATGTATACTAGAAGCTATGGTCTAGCTCCATCAAATACAACGTTAACGGTAAGATATACAACGGGTGGTGGCCTACAATCAAACGTCCCGGCATTCGACCTAACAGATATAGTAGGATTGACATTCGATATTAATGAGACCGGACTTAATGCTGGATTGCAGGGCCAAATAAAAGCGTCAGTTGCATGTACTAACCCTAAGCCAGGAACTGGCGGTAAGGACGAAGAGAGTTTAGATGATGTTAGAAATAACGCAATGTCATACTTTGCCGCACAGAATAGAGCAGTAACCGACCAAGATTATATTATTCGTGCATATTCAATGCCACCTAGATTCGGTGCAGTAGCTAAGGCATTCATTATTCAAGATTCGCAAATCGACCCAGTAACCAATTTGGGTATTTCGAACCCCTTAGCACTCAATCTATACTGTGTAGGGTATGACACTAATGGGAATCTTACTCAATTAAACTCCGCTGTAAAAGAGAACCTAAAGACCTATATAGGGCAATATCGTATGCTAACCGATGCTATAAACATTCGAGACGCGTATATTATTAATATCGGTATAGAATTTGAAGTGATTTGTTTACCGGACGCAAATTCGAATGAAGTTTTACTTAAATGTATTAATGCATTAAAGTCGTATTTCGATATTCGAAAATGGCAAATTAATCAGCCAATAATATTGTCAAAATTGAACACGTTATTGGACCAAGTAGCCGGTGTACAGACGGTAGTAAAAGTTGAATTAAGTAATTTATATAATGCAGACCTAGGATACTCTGGAAACGTGTATACTATTTCAAGCAGTGAAGGTGGGTCAACTCGTAATGGGGTTGTATACCCTAGTTTAGACCCATCTATATTTGAAGTTCGATTCCCCAGTAATGATATTAAAGGCCGCGTAGTAAGTTTATGATAGTAGCAATAAAACCTAATCGAAGTGCAACAATGTATGAAGACATGCCCATAAAAAATACGGGTTTGGATGAAATACTTGAAATTACTAAAATAGCTTCTGCGAGTTTATACTCAGAGTCCAGACCCGTGCTATATTTTAATACAACTGATATAACGCAAGTGTTATCAGATTATGGTGTTTCAATATCTAATGTAACGTGTTCATTAATTATGAATACTGTTCAAATGTCCGAGGTGCCGATTAATTACACCATAGCAGTCAATGCTATCAGCGGTTCTTGGACAAATGGTACCGGACGTTTTGCAGATACCGAATTATCAGGCGGTATATCATGGACATATAAGGCCGGCGAAACATCGTCACCGTGGATGACATCTAGTTTTGCCACCGGGTCGACCGGTACATATAATGTAACACCTGGCGGTGGTACCTGGTATACAGCGAGTGCGGCCACACAGTCGTTTTCATTTAAACAGGATAATGACTTAAGCGTTAATATATCCGGTATCGTGAGAGCATGGCTGACCGGTTCAATATCTAATGATGGCGTTATTGTTAGATTATCAAATGTGGCGGTGACTGATTATCTATTACCGACAAATATTCAATTTTATAGTGCGAATACGCACACAGTATACGGCCCTAGTTTACGCCTAGAATGGAACAGTGTTACCGAATTTATAACCGGTAGTTTAGTATCTATTGATATAGAAGATAATCCAATTATTTATCTATCTGGATTCAAGGGCGAATATAAACCAAATGTTAAGATTAGAGCATTTGTTCGTAGCAGACCAATGTATCCTAGACATACATTCGCACAAAATTCCGATTATACAACTGTAAAGTATTTACCGTCCACATCTTATTATAAGATTGTAGATGCCGCTACTTTAGAAACAGTAGTAGATTATAGCGAAGGTACAAAGCTGTCATGTAATACTAATGGAAATTATTTTGATTTCTCATCTACAGTATTATATCCTGAGAGATTTTATAAATTTGAATTCAAAGTTGTTTATAGTGGTACGACTGAATATTTTGCCGATAATTACATGTTTAAAATAGTCAATTAATGTACGATTCATATAAGTTAATAACAAACCCCACCGTTACAATCACCGATACGAATATTAATCGTAATAGCCTAGGCTATATGGTTTTAGATAATCAACAATCGGTAGGAATTCCGATAGTAACAAAGTTATATGATTATCAAAAGTATGTTGAAATAATTGATACTATATTCACAGAGTTATTCCCTAACGATGTACAACCATTAAGTACAGTTGACCTAGAGTCGCAATTAGCAATATTACAATCACAGTTAAGTGGTAGTAATCAAGAAAACTCGACGTTACAATCGATAATAGATGGATTGTTACAACCAGGCGGTGAACCTGAAATGTGGCGAACTAGAAAGACATTTAAACGCGTTGTGGATTCGAATAAGGGTACGTATACTCTAGGATTTCCGATAATAAATACTTGGAGCGACACGAAATGGGGACAACACGCGGGTGCAGTAATGCAGGTTCTAGGACCAACAGTTAGTGATGCGGAACAGGTATTAATTAATGAATTCTACAGTATGGTGCAAGGATTCACAACATATCTAAATAATAATCCAAATGATATTACCAACTTAGAAGTTGCTACATTCTTAAACGAAAGCGAAATCCCGGGATATGTAATTAATATCCCAGGAAGTGGCGCCCCATATGCCCCATCAGCTATTACCAATCCAATTATATTTAGGTTACAAAATTCACCGGCAGTACCGAATGTTTTAGAACAGGAGATTAACATATTGTCAATGTCTGATTTACCGTATTGTTACAGAACAATCAACCCGGATACGCAGTTACCATGGATTCAGAATATACAACAATTTAGAGCATTATGTAAGAAAATCGTATATTGGGTTAGGGTACTATCCAGTAACAACGTTGTAACAAATAATATCAATCTGAGATTGCATCCCCCTTCATCGCCGGCAGTCGATATTACGACCCAGTTTAGTACTATCAGCGAATATGAAAATAATCCTGTATATAATATCACTAACAAAGAGACTTATTATCTAGATATTCCTTAGGATAATATTTATTACTATATGACTACATTTTTTTATAAAGATAATACCGGTAATTACAAATTTACCCCGGAAGGTGATTTGGTTGTAAAGATACTACGCGAAAGAGATAACGCGTGGATTATGAATCAAGATTATGTTTTGGGATGGTTCAAGGGTATGAATATAGAGCCAGGTCCTGAGAATGTGATAGAATTCGCAGACGAATTACAAGAATATGTAACCATAAATAATAAGAAAAGCATATGGGGCGGGACAATTAATACCGGCGAATACGTTAAATGGAATTATTACGCGCAGGAATCTAGACCCAATGGGAAGAATATAGTAGATGACCAATTTATCCAAACTAGAGTTCTTAAATTAAAAGACCCGCAATCAGGCCACACTGAATATGTTGGTAGAGTCTTAGCGTTTAATTATGTTACATTATATCAAAATACAGCAGCAATTGCCACATTATTTGGAAGCTTTGATGGCACGTCACCGGAAGCTAGCTCCCACGTGTTAGCCTGGTTTAAGGGTGTGAATTTAGCGCCCACACTAGCATTGGTCGAGATATATTCAAACTACATCAAAGCGTATTTGGAAGACCCTAGAAAAGAGCTAGACACTAATATCGATATTGGTATATTCTTAGTTAAATAATATTGAATGTTACCATACACAAATGATGATACTTTAGTAGCAATACAAAACTTACCCGCAAATGGTACGTATTACGATAGTAACGCCGAATTTTTAATACCGGCAAGTTACTACGATGTAATGGATATTCCGACGTGTAATTTAGAGTTACATGTATACGACTTAGTAGGGAATTATTTAACGGGGACTTCTGCTGTCGACCCAAATAATTGGTACATATCACCAAATTCGAATTCAAATCAAACGAATGTTCTAACAATTAACTTAGAAAAGGCGTGTAATGATTTAGGATTATTACGTGGACAGTATGTTACCGTTATAAATTTACATAAGCGGGAAGTAGGCGATATACAATCACCTAGTTACTTCATAAAGACTTTATCAACTTCACGTACTGAGTTACGTCTTGCTCCGGTCGAGGCATCAACACCAATTGGTTTAGACTTTCAACAGTTCGCATCTGATTATATTCAGCATAAGGACTTTGCGATAAACAAACTAAATAGAGTATTTCCGGTATATGATTCAGGTGATGTATCATACGGACAAACAAACAGTGGTGTATCAATACCGATATTTTATTTTACTGATAACGCAATTCGATTCGCATTCGATAAATTCGTTACCAATCAGGCTACAAACCCTGCAATATATAATGGTAGCACATTTATTGCGATAAATGATTATCAGACGTACACAAATTATTTAGCTGCGACAGTGTCGCAGGTAGCAGCTACCGTAGCTTGGTTTATCGGAGCAAATATTAAGATTACACCGGCATCTATAGAAAAATTTGCACTTGAGCTGATTAACTATAGTAATTCGTTGGCTGTATTAGAATATACAGCGATACAAGACCTAGCTAATTTACTAAAGATTCAAGACTTTTGGAGACGAAATACAGACGGTACATATAAACATATTGGCCAGCCGTATTTTAATGATACCACTTTAATAAACGCGGGATATTCAATATTACCGTATTTATACCCGGCTGACTATATTCTAAATTTTGGTAATAACAATATTGCTAAGGTAGTTAATTTTGCATTTGAATCTACCGGAACGATGTTAGTAAAGTTGGCGAATCCGTTGGATATTCAATTCAATGAATTGGACCGATTATGTATTGCGTCTGAATTAATTAGACCGCTTGTAGAAAAGATTCTACTGGTTAATATACTACAGGCTATATCCGGTAATACATTACGTGGGCCGAACTTTGATATTGATGTAGAAGAAGCGCAAAGTATCGCAACGAGTCTTAAATCATGGAACGATTTATTATCGGCAAACGTAAATACTAATCAGCAGATTATTGATAAATACTTTAGCGGTAGCTTAAACGGTATTGATTTGAATATCAATTACAGCGAGTTTAGTAACTTTGTGCATTTTAGTTCTGCAGAAGAACGTGTAGCTAATTTCAAGTATAAGTTACAGCTGATAGAATACTACACCGATAGACTAAATACTCTAGCCGTAGCGACCGGGTCAATTGACACCAATTCAATTGAAGCAGTCAATAAACGTAATAATATTATAAGCGGTTTTGACGACTTTGAAAAGTACTTATTCTACGAACCAACCGGTAGTCAATTATACACGCATCAATCATGCTCAATACAACCGTGGCCAAAACAAAATATTAGCTCGGGTAGTATCACATACATAAATCAGGTGAGTACAACAGGAAGTGTTACTCAGACGTATTATGATGACGTTATTCAACAGGCGCAGACATTCGACAGATTTAATATACATTCACTACGTAATGCAGTACCGGTACATATTAATGTAGATGAATTTAATGCGGAGTATGTACTGTTTGTTGATATGATAGGACATTACTATGATATTATCTGGTCATACATACATTATTTGACACAAGTTAATGGTCGCCAAGAACATCCGGCAGATGGTATGAGTCAAGATTTAGTATTTAGTGTCGCCAAATCATTGGGGTTAACGATGTATAGCGGCAAGAGTGCTAAAGATTTGTGGACGTATGCATTAGGCTTAAATGATACTGGTGAGTATATAACGACTGGCAGTCTACAATCATTATCAGGTGAGGAATCGACTAAAGAAGTATGGCGCCGGCTAATCAATAACTTACCATACCTATATAAAACCAAGGGTACTGCGCGTAGTATTAAAGCGTTGTTAACGTGCTATGGAATTCCGACTACAATATTAAACATTAAAGAGTATGGCGGAGTCAATGCGGAACAAAACGATTTACAGCCATTGTATATACATGATGTATATTCATATGCAAAAGCTTTTGCACCTCGTGACTCGAAGGATGTAGTAGGTACACCATGGCAGCCTCTCATTAGAAATCAATATAATCTATCCGGAAGTACCGTACAATACCCCGACGCTATAGAGTTTAGAGTACGAACTGATGACAACTATTCATATTCAATTGGCACGCATTATTCATTACTGCGTACGCATAATTATTTTAGTGCTAGTCCGATATGGAATCAAATACAAGACCAATGGGACCAACCTAATTCATCTACTGGTTCTGGTATAGCGCCTAGATTGCTTGACCCGTTGATTGAAGTTACATTTAAACCAATAAACGCCCACTCTGGGAGTATTCATCTGTTTATATCAGGAAGTGATGGGTACAAATCAGCGTCAATTGATGATGTGTGGATGTTTGATAATAATTGGTTAAACGTTTTAGTACAACGCGGTGTATCGACAGACGCGACGGCATCAAATCAACAGTATACTTTAAAATACCAAAAAGGGCTTTATGGTAAAATTGTCGCATCGGGTAGTTCGACAATCGATTTATCAACCACATCAAGTAGCGGGTCGTATACCACATCATGGTCAACGGGCAGTGTAATCACGTGGGGTATGGGCGGGACGAATACAGCGACCAGTATATCCGGTAATGAAACGGAAGATTTTAATGGGTTGCTTCAAGAAATTCGGTATTGGTATGATACACTAACTGATGATACTATATCTACCCATACACTATCACCTAGTTCATATAACGGAAATCAACATTATTCAGCGTATTATGACCTAGCATATAGAGCGTCATTAACTAGAAAACCAACTGAAACCGGGTCATTCTATTTAGCACAAACATATTCGCAACATCCTAATCAATCTATAAACAGTGGTTTATCAGTAATATATGCTAGGTATTCTAGCTCAGCGGCGGTACCGTTTGAGGGTGTCGAAGAAACATACTATACTCGGTATGCAGATTTAACCGCTCATAACATATACTCTGATAAAGTTCGCATAGAGTCGCAATCATTAAGTGCACCACTAAGTTCTGATAGACGTGTTACAGTTAGTTCTTTTGATAGAAATTCAACAGACTCAAATAAGTTAGGAATTTATTTTTCGCCACAAAACGGAATTAATGATGATATAGTAGCACATACTGGGTATCTATCATTAGACGATTATATTGGCGACCCTAGAGACCAGTACAAACCACAATACACGCACCTAAGTCAATTACAGGATGAATATTGGAAAAAGTATCAGAATAAAAATGACTTTGCCGCGTATTTCCGTGCATTATCTTTATACGATTTATCTGTATTTAAGCAGATTAAGAAATTCGTACCGGCTCGAGCAAATTTAATTTCCGGTATACTAGTAGAGCCTAATCTTTTAGAAAGATATAAAGCTCGTACAATAAAATTACCTGAGGTAGAAAATTTACTGCAGAATGCATCTATTGATGCGTCGGAACATATCAATGCGGAGGGTATATATGACCCTAGTATTAGCATTTTGTTAGCTATGCCATCATCTATGTCCGGGTCTAGTGTAATCGGAGTTTTAGGTAATATCATTACCACATATACAATTGATACAACGCCGTATACTATCGGTTCGTACGACCCGAATACTAACATTACATCACAGCCGAACGTCGTAATGAATAATCTCGATGACTACAGTTTATCTGACGGTTGGATAATAGGTGCACAGAGTACTAGTGCGAATTGGAATTCACCTAGTCCGGACACATATGATAATGGGCCGGTAGTAGTCACCACCACAGCTAATCCCAATTACATAATAACTCAACCACCCGCTTGGGATGGGACTCTGCAAATGCTATAAATTCAACTAGTACTATATTTATTTAAAATAAAACAATTACAATAATGGGCTATTTAGATAACACCAGCGTAACCGTTGATGCAATATTAACCAAAAAAGGCCGTGAGCTCTTAGCAGCTGGCTCTGTAGATTTTCAAATTACACAATTTGCAGTAGGTGACGATGAAGTAGATTATACTTTATGGAATCCGAACCACCCTAATGGTACTGATTATTACGGTACCGTAATTCAAAACATGCCATTGTTAGAAGCATTTCCGGACGAAACACAAGTACTTAGATATAAGTTAATCACTTTACCTAAGAACACTACTAAAATACCGGCAATATCTGTAACAAATACATCATATACGTATACATATGTATTAAGTACGCCGGACATAATAACCCCGTCGACTATTAACATTACTAACGGTAACCTAACCTTAGGATATACAGCAATTTTATCTGATAGTACATGGTTTGATTTGCAGGTCGGAGCAGCTGTTTCGAACGCACCACAGGCACCGTCATTTATTGGTGATGTGCAGTCTAATCAGACAGTAACTAAGTCAGGTTTATCATTTACTATTAAACCAAAACAAATTCCAAACATCGGACAAGGATTTGGTGACCAAACCGCGACTCTTACTATAATAGGTAATGAAACCGGTGGACAAATAACAATTAATTTGAAGGTTAAGGCTGGCTATACAGTAACAGGACCACCGGTATTACCAACATTCTAGAAATTATATAAACTCAACCATTAACTCAATATCGTATACATAATCTATGGCAACTCTACAGACCGGAACACCATTCAACCCAAATAATTCAAACACCGGTACCGGACTAACTCCGAGTACTACTAACTTTAATCAATATAACCAAGGGTACCAAGATGGATTAAACGCGGCAATTGCTAGTTTGAATACTGCAAATAATGGAAAGACATTTTCGCAGCTTAACGTAGCCACCGATGTCAAGGAAAAACAAATCAAGATTATATCTCGAGGAATTTGGACCAACGATTCATCTGCACTAACCACATTTTGGACGGGTTCGCAGACAAGTACCCAGCAGGCATATTTTTATTCGGTATGGGATGGCAATCCATTTACGTCTGGGTCACTAAGTCAATTTGCCGTATCATACGGACATCGTGCAGGTAGTGGTAGTGCAACTACCGCTGCATCAACAGAGAGACCGACAAAAGCGATATATTCGCAGATGAAATTAGTTGCATTGTCGCCCGGTGATTCGGTGTTCACATTCAATAGCGGTAGTACAACGCAGAATTCTAACTCTATATATGCATTGACTATTAATAGAGCTAGAATTAAGGACTCATTAGACCCAGGTAATTGGGAAATGTATTTAGCTACGTTAAGCGGCTCAGCTGTGCCTAACAACGTACATACCGGTTCGAATGTTAGAGTAAAGGGTGACGGTTCTACAATTAGCGTCATTGATGATAGTAGTATAACTACTTCCGTAGATATGACAAATGCCGGAGCAAGATATAATATTATAAGCGGCTCAATAAACGGTGGTGCATATGTTAATGCCTCAGGTAGATATGATTATTACGGACTAGCATATCCGGCACTAGGATTACTTATATACAACGGAACTACATTAGATGAGCAATTAGGATTTAATACCGTGTCCGGTAGCACGTCCGGAGATAATGCATACAAACTATATACGTCGATATCAGGTGCGGCCGCTATTAGTTCAACCAAAGCGTTTACTGCTAGAAACAATGAAAAAACTGTTTCAAGTCATTATTTTGTTAGATTAAAAAATGGCGATTTTAACTACAGTAACAATACCACATTTGTAACGGGTAGCGATGGTGCATTATCCAATATAGATTTCGTAGCAGACCCGCAAGTGTTTATTACTACAATCGGTTTATATAATAGTAAGTATGAATTATTAGCCGTAGCTAAATTATCTAGACCACTTCTTAAGAATTTTGAAACCGAGCAATTAGTTAAGGTTAAGTTAAATTTTTAAACAATAGTTTTGTATGCCCAATTATGGAGTTTTTAAACGGATACCACCATATGATATTTCACGTACGAAGTTTAATACGTACAAGAATTGGTCATTAACTAAACTAAACTTCCTATCCGCCAGTGTAGCGGACGATTCACACGTAACATACCTTTCTGCCGTTCAACCAAACCCAGCCAATTACTATGGCGGGGTCGTAACGTACGGTTCATCGCAATCAGCGAATGATAATAAGAATGTGTCGGTTACAAATAATTACCTAGATTCAGAATATTACGCATCCGCAGTTTGGTATAGCTTAAATCATCTATATTATAACGACCCGTATTCATATAATTCATACGGGAATCTGACACATGGCCAAGCAAGCAAAAACCTATACTGTACGGCATCTGTAATATCAATACCGCAGAAGTTGTTTGGCGATACAGTAAAACCGGGTAGTGTATCTTTAAATATTCAAGGACTATTTACGTCAGCATCATTTTCCGCATCATTTCAAGACGACGGCTTTGGTAATTTAATTGATACTAGTTTATCAGCTTCTGTCGGACAAGTCAATAATAAATTATATCTAGGTTTTAATGAATTTAAGTATAATGCCCCCACAGAGTATAACATACCATTTTCTGATTTCTCGATTACAACCCGAGAGGTAACATATACTGACTCGGATATAGTACATATGTGGTCTGATAGTGGGAGTCTAATACAAATACAATCAGGTTCTATAGGATTATGTGCAACATTCGTAAGTTCTAGTTATATACAAATTAGGGAGAATGGTCCGACACCTTTTACTTCGAAAGTATTAAGCCCTGAGATAAATGAAAATTTTGCTTTATCATTTTGGATATTCGTTGATACGAATCTAGCCTCGGTATCAGGCGCAAGCTACAATACCGTTATTTCTAAACGTCGCGAAGGCTTATGGTATGTCAATACTAATGGGATAGTACAATATACTGAAATAGATTATGATACAAATAAGTTTCCGTATGAGATACGAATAACGGCAACCGGTAGTGCATTCCAACCAAATTTTAATGCATTCGAATTACAAGGTGTGCGGTCAGACGGGACGAACTCGACAACGATTACTCATAACATATACGCAGGTGTATCGGGTTCGATATATCGCGATAACAAGCCGCGAAATGCGTATCACATTGTATATCAGAAATCAGGGTCAATGATGGAATTGTATGCTGACGGTGTACTGTCTAGTACGACAGCCGATACCGCTGTATTTAACTTTAACAATAATTGTGATTTATTTTTAGGTAATCTAGGTAAGAATCACGGTGGTTTCGCCGGTACGTTGGACGAGATTAATTTCTTTAATAGAGCTCTAACGGCAGCAGAGATATTACAATTATCCGGGCACACTAATTCAATCAATAATAACGTGGTTGGTAACGTATTTTATGAACACGGTATAGTCGTTATTTCAGACCCTAGACCAAAATATAACGCGATATCAAAATATGCAAGTAGCTGGAACGGATTGACACCCGGTGGACCTGGCGCGTATAATAAATTTGACGTTACATATAAATCAAAGTTACCTATAGAAGAAGTAGAGATACTATGTAGACTACGAGAAGATGAATTCACATTTTCAAATAATCCTACAATATTAAAGGACTATCGATATCCAGATGTAATAAGTGATGTAACCGGGTCATATTGGACACCATATGTAACCACTATCGGATTATATAACGACAAAGCTGAGTTACTAGCCGTTGCAAAATTAGGTAACCCAGTACCAAAGCTTACAACCGCAGACCTGAATTTTTTAATTAGGTTTGATATCTAAATTTACAGTATGGCGAAAAAAAGAAACATGTCCAAGAGATGGGTTGCAAAGAAACATGGATTTCGTTCGGGTACTGAGATGGAAGTATCGCAAAACCTAAAAGACCGGAAGATTAAATTTGAATATGAAACTCTAAAAATAGAGTATGAAGTACCGCCTAGAAAAGCAAAATACACGCCGGATTTTATATTAGATAACGGTATTATATTGGAAGTGAAGGGACGTTTCTTCGCAGCGGATAGAAAGAAGATGTTATTGGTAAAGATGCAGAACCCGAAATTAGATATTCGATTCTTATTTACTAATTCTAAAATGAAGATTACGAAAAGCAGTAAAACAACATATGGTGATTGGTGCGATAAAAATGGATTTCAATACGCAGACACCACTGTCCCAAACTCATGGGTACGTTAGGAATTATGAAATATAATTCTTATATTTTATGGTATAATGGAGAGACTAATTGAATTACTAGAAAATATACTGGGCCAAGGTAAAACCACGAATCGTGGCAATCACGCATTCCGGTGTCCATTCTGCAATTCCAATGAAAAAAAATTAGAAGTACAAATTACTAGTTCTATAGAAGGGGAGAATCATTTCCACTGTTGGAAATGCAACGCTTCCGGTAAAAAGTTAATTAATCTTCTTAAACGACTACAGCAGCCACGTGAAATAATATCCGAACTACTGGCGATTCTAAACATATCGTCGAAGTATAATGATAAAGATACCAGCGAGTATGCTGCTCGAATCGTTAGATTACCGGATGAATATCACCCACTGTGGAAGAACACTAACAGCGTTGAACAAAAGAACGCGTTAAAATATTTGATTCATGATAGAAAGATTTCAATATCGGAGATAATTAAGTACAATATCGGGTTTTGCGAACGCGGGCAATATGGGAAAATGATTGTCGTGCCTAGTTATAACGATAACGGTGTCTTAAATTATTTTGTTGGTAGGTCATATTATCAGACGGATGGGTTTAGACATAAGAACCCTAACATAAGTAAGGATATTATAGGATTCGAATTATTCGTTAATTGGAATTATCCAATCGTATTAGTTGAAGGTGTATTTGATGCGATGGCAATCAGAAGAAATGCTATACCATTATTTGGGAAGACTATATCAGAAGAATTACGAAAGAAAATCATAGATAATAAGGTAACCGAAATATACATCTGCTTGGATAAAGATGCTCAGAAGCAAGCTCTAGAACATGCAGAAGAATTTATGGATAATGGTATAAACGTATTTTTCGTTGACCTACAACAGAAGGACCCTGCGGAAATTGGTTTTGAAAAGATGACACAAATTATTAAAGATACACAGCCGCTAACATTTAATAGGTTAGTTGAGTATAAATTAGAATTATGATAAAAGTAAAAAAGATTGACACCGCACTCACTGAAATCGACAAAATATTTCACATCTCAGATGTACATATCCGAAACCTTAAACGGCATATAGAATATTCCGAGGTTTTCGAACGTATTTATACATACATTCGGAAAAATCGTACCGAGAATAGTGTGATATTTTTAGGCGGCGATATTGTCCATGCTAAAACGGATATGACACCGGAATTAGTAGATATGACCCAGAAGTTTTTAAAGTCATGTGCCGATTTATGTTACACAATATTGATTACCGGAAATCATGATTTGAATCTAAATAATAAAAATCGATTAGATGCATTAAGTCCAATCGTAAAGGCAATCAATCATGATAAACTAATCTATCTTAAAGATGGCGGCGTATATCACATTGCTGATATTCACTTCACGGTAATGGGTGTGACACAACGACCTGACGAGTTTATTAGAGCCAGTCAATTCGATGCACCGTATAAAATCGCTTTGCACCATGGAGCAGTTGATACTAGTGTAACCGATACCGGCCACGTGCTATCAAATAAACACGTTACTACGGCAATGTTCGCAGGGTATGATTTAACATTACTTGGTGATATACACGTACCGGCTCAATATCTAAATAAGGAGAAGACCATTGCATATCCAGGGTCCACCATTCAACAAAATTATGCTGAAGCGAAGGACCATGGTCTACTAGTATGGGACGTGAAATCTAAAACTTCAAATTTTGTAGTAATACCGAATGATTATTGTTACTATACGTTAGATGTTGAAAACGGTCAATATATACTACCCGATACTTTGCCTAAGAATTTACGGCTTCGGTTACGAGTGATAAACACTTCTGCAGCGGATATTAAACCTATTCTAGCAGATGCAAAATCTAAATACAACGTATTAGAAACCCCAGTACAAAAGGTTGCTAATTTTTCACCTACCGGGGTATTATCATCTAAAATTAGTTTAGGTGATGTACGAGACATAGAATTCCAAAATCAATTGATATCAGAGTATCTAAAAAGTACACTTAATACCACCGATGATATCATCGACGGTGTTAAACATGTTAATAGAACATGTAACACGCTTCTACAAAAATTAGAAGTTAGTAGGAATACTGTATGGATTCCTAAAATGTTCACATTTTCAAATATGTTTAGTTACGGTGAGAATAACGTTATTGACTTCACTAAATTAAAAGGGTTGTATGGATTATTCGCGCCTAACGCCGCAGGTAAATCGACTTTATTTGAAGCGTTATCGTTTTGTATATTCGATAAATGTAACAGAACGTCTAGGGCTGAACACGTATTAAATAACCGTAGCACTGAATTTTTTGGTAAATTCGAATTTGATATTGGTGATAAATCGTACGTTATCGAACGGACTGGGCAGCAACGAAAGGACCACGTTAGAGTTATCGTAAATTTCTATACGATATCAGAATCAGGGGAGATGCAATCTTTAAACGGTAAAGAGCGTAGCGATACAAATAAAATAATTCGGACATATCTAGGCACATATGAAGATTTCGTTTTAACATCATACTCCGTGCAAAATAATAACACGGGATTCATTGATATGGGACAACGAGAGCGTAAGGAATTATTAGCTCAGTTTCTAGACTCGGATATTTTTGAACATCTATATAAGGTTGCTAATGAGGAGAGTAAAGAATTAGCATCAGTTATTAAAGACCTTAATAAACAAAACCTAGACACTAAATTAGCCGACACGTTAAAATTACTTGGTAAGTCTAGTTTACAATTAGAAACGGCTAAGCAACAGAAAGAATCTAAGGAGTCCGAAATTCACTCGATATTTGAACTTATAAGCTTATTATCAGGGGAGTTAGTTCCATTAAGTATAAACAACAGTGACCTTGATGAATTGACGGTACAACGAACAAATATTGAATATGCTATACGGAAGGATGTCGACAGTCGTACTAGTGTTGAGAATAAATTATTATTACTACAGAAGGGGTTAGTTACCAACCGGACACAATTATCTAGTATTAATTTGGAAGAAATTACGGCTGGTGTAGCGCATAAACATACTGTTCAAGTTAAGTTAGATAATTTACATTCAGCGTTACGTCACCTAGTTATCGATATACAACACAAAGAGCAGAAATTAGCAAAGCTGGATAAACTAGAATACGATGAAAATTGTTCATATTGTATGAATAATATTTTTGTGAAAGATGCTATCGAGACAAAACAGTCGTTGAAGGTCGACGTTAATAACAAGTTAACTTTACAACAGGGGATACTAGTTTTAGAAACTGAACTAGATATGTTCCCTGATTATGATAGCAAAAAATTACTATACGCTTCGATTGATTCCCATATTAAAACTACCGAATCTGAGATTCTTCGTGTCGAAAATGAAAAGCTTCGATTGGATAGCAATATTGATACCAGATTAGCAAATCTTCAAAAGATTAATGATGATATTAGGTTTTGTGAGGAACATTCCGATGCAATTAAGAAAAACGGCGATACAAATAAATTGATTACCCATAATCGCTCTTTAATTAACGACCTTAAAGCAGAGTTACAAAATATAGAAACGCTCTTAAATGAGTGCTTATACGGTCATACATTAAATGTTAGTAAACGCGACCATATGGTGCAGGAAATGGCGCGTTTAGCACAATTACAAAAGGAGTTTAATTACTACCAGCTGTATATGACAGCGTTTTCTAGAGATGGTATTCCATATCAATTGATAACGAAAGCGTTGCCGAAAATTGAAACGGAAGTGAATAACATTTTAAGTCAGGTCGTTGATTATCAAATACATTTTAATTCAGATGGTAAAAATATCAATGCATACATCGTATATGATACTGAAAAGTTTTGGCCATTAGAATTATCGTCAGGTATGGAAAAATTTGTCGCATCATTAGCGATTCGAACTGCTTTGATTAATATTTCTAGTTTACCTAGACCGCCATTCTTAGTAATAGATGAGGGTATGGGTAATTTAGATGCTGAAAATCTAAATAATATGTACGTATTATTTGATTACCTTAAAACACAGTTTGAATACATGGTTGTAGTGTCACATATAGATACTATACGCGACATGGTAGATTCTCTTATTGAAATCGTTAAAGTTAATGAAAAATCATCAATAATTTACGATTGAAATAATTATTGATATATGATTAGAAAAACAGCCGCTCGTAAATATTTAGAAACCGGTAATGTGTTAATAGAGGACACGTCACCGATGTCTAACAATTATTTTAAGATTGTCACTCTTTCTGATACGTTGCATGGTGGAAAAAACATTATAAGGCTTCAGGGCTCTACAAATTTAGAGATAAACAAACAAATTTTTATTGAAGTATTAGATGCTAACAATAATACGGTGTACCATGAAGTTACTACTGTATTGGAAGATGACGGTTCACGTGTAGTATCAATATGGGTATATCCGGAAACAGGTCCGGGCCCGGGAACTATTACATTAGTCGGTACCGCACTTAACGACTTAACCGGTAACCAAATTCCTGAACGACTTCGTACCACTCCGAACCTTCGATGGCGTAAACAAGTAACGATTAATCCGTTGAATAAAAATTCATCTGGGATAGTTTATAACACAGCACCGACTGTGTCTATTACTGAGATACAAAAACCACTTATTACTCGTAGTTATCAGGGCTCAGGTGACCGGTTTAGTACTTATTCGTTTTATACGTCGTCTAGTTTTACATACACAAATTATAATAATTCACCGACGTTAACCTTAGATAATCCAACAATTGGTGTTAAGACGTTCCTAGGAAGTATGCTATCTGGGACAGTATATGTCTCCGCATCATTCTTTACAAGTACAACTCCGGAAACTACCTCAAACGTACGAACACCGAATGTGTATAGTTCTAGTATAGATAAAGTATTGAATTCATATATTGTTCGATTAGCGACTCCTTTTGAATCACCGCGCACAGATATACGAGGCACGCAAACCATCAGAACCGGAAACATAGTCGGTGATATTGCGGTACGGTATGAACAGGATGCTTCAACAACTGATGTGACACGCTCAGACGGGGCAGCGTTAACGGGCTCAGTAGCATTATTAACTATTTCCAATTTGTCACCTGAAACAGGCGACGTGAACAGAGTACATGTATACCTTAAAAAAAATAGCACCGCTGGGTTGATTAAATCGTTTAAGGGATATGAATCACCCGGAGCATATGTAAAAGTAGCTGATACCGCTGTACAAGCGAGAGAAGTTTTACTGAATGATACAGTATCAACAGTAGATACACCTATAGGTAGAGTGGATACGGCTGCTGCATTTAATAAATGGACGCAGGGGTTATCATCAACACTAGCAGTCAGCGGCTCAGTGTTTACCAGCAGAAGTGCATATCCATTAGTAAATGCTATAGGATTCAATAGTGCATCCGGTACACCTACATTATTTGGTGAATATGATTATTTTACATTAAAAACTAGTGGGTCATATGAATTTAATGCGGGTACTACATATAACCTAAACTTTGATGCGATTGTTCAAAGTAATACAAACTTTAATGCAGCCGCGGGTTACTATTCCTTAGATATAGTATTATCAGGTAGTGCATGTGTTGATACGTACTTAGACTTGTCTCATACTAAGTATATCGGTGGTATCACTAAATCTGACGGGTATATGTTCGAAGATAATTCTTTTGATTTCACCGTACCAGCAACAGGTACCGCACAATTAGTGTTTATACTACGTGCGGGAATGTGGTCATTTTCTGATATTAGTATTCGACCAATACAGGAATCAGGATTCACACCTAATAAATTAGAGCTAGTATTTCCTATAGAAGATTATATTGGTGAAACGTATGATGTAAAAGTAGAATATTGCGATTATATGGGTAACCGGTCCGATACGATATCCGAGATTAAGGATTTTAAATTTACACCGACTACATTCCGAGCAACATCTATTACTGCCGGTTCGGTATACGCTGATAATATCAGTGCATCCGGGTCAATATCACTAAACAATCACAAATTGTTCAATTACGGACAATTTATCAGTAATGTTGAACAGTCTTGTTCAGCCAATACGCGTACGGTGATAACTTACGAAACACAATCATTTATTGATAGTATTAACCTTATCTCTGGGTCACAATTACAGTTCGTGAACTCGGGCAAGTATCTACTGGCGGCCAGCGTTCAATATTATAACACGGCTAACACCGACATTATTTTTGATACTTGGGCAGCGCTTAATGGTACGGATATACCTTCATCCACTAGCAGATTCGAACTACATAAAATAGGTGGTTCGAACGGATACATAGCATCTACATATACACTTATGTGTACCGTAAGCGCTAGTCAGTATGTACAATTATATTGGGCATGCAATGCAAATACGGGCCGTCTATTACCATTTCCGGTAGGTACGGTACCTACACACCCATCTGCACCATCTGTAAGATTAGAAATTTCGCAAGTTGCGTAACTTACCAATATCCTTAATATTTATTGTATATGATTAAGAAAGTAATAGCTATATTCCCGGGGAGATTTCAACCATTTTGTAAGCACCACGCTGCAACTTTTATGTGGTTACAAAAGCAGTTTGGTACCAATAATACATTCATAGTAACTTCTGATAAAGTCGTACGACCGAAATCACCATTAAACTTTAAGGAAAAGGAAGCTATTATTGATATGTATAAGTTAGGTAGCAAGGTTATTAAAGTAACAAATCCGTATAAGCCGGTCGAGTTACTTAATAAGTTCGACCCTAAAACTACCGCAGTCGTATTTATGGTAGGTAAGAAAGATATGGAAGAAGACCCTAGATTTTCTATGAAACCGAAGGCAGACGGTAGCCCGTCATATTTTCAACCATATGAAAAGAACAAATCGAATCTAGAAGGTTTTGATAAACATGGATACCTAATTATTGCACCGCATATCTCATTAAATGTACCGGGATACGGTGAAATGTCAGGCACTCAGGTTAGAAAAGCATTGGGGGATAAAATGCGCACTGCGACACAAAAGAAAGCGATATTTCAATCTATATTTGGTTGGTATTCTCCTACGTTAGCTAATTATGTTATCAATAAATTTTCGAATTTAGAAGAAGATAAAATACCAGGTGGTTTAGCTGCAAACAAAACATTACAAGATGTCGCAAAGCATCATGATTGTGATATCGAAATGCTATCAATGCAATTAACTAAAGGTATTAATATAGAGCTTGAACACACTACTGACCAAGATATCGCTCAAGAAATAGCTTTGGACCATCTTTGGGAAGACCCACAATATTATACGAAATTAGTACATGTAGAAGAAGCTGTTTTAACGAAACCATGGTGGGACGCTGTATTGACTGAAAGTTTAGTTGACCACGCACAGAATGAATTAGAATTAGCGGGTTTATTTGATAAAGATGCTGACTACGGTGGTATGATAGGAAAGGCCGTCCTGGACCTGATGAAAACATTCGCTGACCAAGGACACTCAGGTATGTCTGCAATGTGGGTACGAGATTTATTTAATAAGTTAGGTAACTACGAAAATTTAACTCCGATAACATCAGACCCTAAGGAATGGGAGGATGTTACTGCTGCAGGTATAGGAACCAGTAATGGTACGTTATGGCAAAACAGAAGAAACCCAGCTATATTTTCTATAGATAAAGGTAACAGCTGGTACAATGTAAATGATACTCAGCTGAAAGATGGCCTATTAATAGTCCTTAATAAAATGAAATACTTACATTATATTACGGAAGGCGGTGCAGCCGGTCATATGGCGCACATATTCGATATAGAGTGGGTAAAGACAGGGGATGATATTATCACGGCATTTAATAAATGTGTTGATTACTTAGAAAAGGGTACCGGCGCACTAAAAATTGATGGGGTAAATGCCTCTGTCAGATTAGTAACTGTAGACGGTAAGAAACAGTTTGTATTAGATAGAGGTTCTAATAAAGAATTAGATGTCAAGGGTGTTACTAAAGCCGATTTATTAAATCGATTTGGTGATGGTCACGGTATGATAATAATCGGAACAAAAGTTCTAGATGTATTTAATCAAGCAATACCAAAGATTCAAACAGAACTAAAATCATTAGGACTATGGGATAATCCAAACATAATGTTTAATGTAGAGTATGTATCAGGACAAACAAACGTTCTGCAGTATGAAAAGAACTTTATTGCTATTCACGGCCTATTAGAGCTAGTACAAGCGACACCTACGCGTAGGGTAACTAAAGAAATTTCATATTCTAAGAAAACTTTAGCAACATTGGTGCAGAAAATGGCACCAGTAGCCGACATCAATAAATTTAAGATATACGGCGTTATCCCAACTACGCTGGAACATAAGGCAAATTTTACCGAGGCGTTAAATAAGAAATACACGATTAACTTGACTGTAGATAAGGCTGTCACCCGGTCGTTACAAAAACTACTATCTAATTTAGACATACCTAAAAATCAAGTTATTGATTGGAACGGTAAAAAGGTTAGCCCGGTTAGTAAGGAGGTATTTACCAGTATACTTAAAGGTGTACCAATAATGGATAATACTAAACAGGTTAAATTAGCGGTTGCCGGGTTTGTTACATACCTAGCTACCATGGAATTAGGTGATGCAGTATTAAAATCATTGACATCACCGTTAGGTCAGGTTGAGAATCAAGAAGGTGTAGTAATTAGAGATAAGAGCATTTCCGGCAAACCTGTTAAAATCACCGGCAAGTTTATACTAAAAGGTTTGGCGTCTAGTTTCCAAAAATAGTGTTAACTATACTTATTCTATATATTTATATAAAAATTAAAAGTTATGGCAAAATCAAACGCAGATTCAAAGTTACGTAATATTGATGCGATTAAAAAGATGCTTTCGGGCACGCATCAATTCCAAACAAAGACGAGTGTATCGTTTCAAGATATAACAGCACCTGCACCTGATAGACAGGTGGGTGATGTGTGGACTGATAAGGACGGTATAGAGTGGGAGCAAAGAAAAGGTTACAAGATGAATAAAGGTAAGTTTGATGATTTACGTGCGGAACTTAATTCGTTTCCAAAATGTAGAAAAGAAACGTGTACTTGTATTAAACCTGAGAGATTAGACTATAAGATGCGCGGTCTACACGGTATGTGTTTTGACTGCGTAGTAGATATGGAACATGATTTAAAGATAACCGGGAAGTATGCTGAGTATGAGCGGAATAAAATGAAGAAGAATGCAATGGGGTGGTTAAAGGATAGTGAACAAGAAGTTATTGCATTAAAAGTAGCAGTAACAAAGGCCCCGGAGTTCGTAACGGTAGATGGTCAGGTAAATAAATGGGAAATGCAATATGACCCGGAAAAAATGGCCGCATCAATCGACGCACAATTTAATGAGATGAAATCAAATATTTTTAAAAATTACGGCGTTACAGAGGAAGAATTTATAGAATTTAAACAATCACAATAGATGTTGCATACGATGGTACAATCAGTAATGACTTTGGCTATAAGTTTAATAACTATTATAGGAAGTCTGTTCGCATTTGTAAAGTGGGCTTGGCCACCAATAGTGAATTATTTGGAGCGATATGTGTATTATCATAAAACAGGTGTACACGTAATTAGAGATATCGAAGCGAATTTTGGTAGAGAAGCCGGTAGAGCTATTCGAGACATTCTAATGACACGTGGCTCAGAGCTAATTTTAGATGAGGCTAGGTTAGATATTATTGAAAACGCTGTAGGCCTCGGTATTTACATATGCGACCCCGCAGGAAGGTGTACGTATGCAAATAAGACATTAGCAAAGATGTTCGGTATGCAGCAGCACGATATGTTAGGATACGGTTGGTTTCACCCGATAGTAGACAAACCCAAAGCTTTCACTAATTGGAATTTCTCAATTGATAATAACGTACCATATATGGATGTATATGATATCATTGTACAAGGGGAAACAAAACGAATCAGTACTGAAGCGGAATACAGTGAAGCTGGTTCGGTAATTATAGGATTTGTAGGTATCGCAAAAGAAATAAAACAAAAATAAAAAATGGCAGATTTAGTATCACAGCAGCTAGAAAAGGCATCAGAAGATTTGCGTCAAGCAATGCAAGTTCATGCCAAAATTAATATTCAACTACAAACCTTAAAATCTAAGTTTGTCGGTGCCTCTAATCCATTAACTAAGGAAAAGATGAAACCGTTATTAATCGCGGCGACTCGCAAGGAAAAATTAGCTAAAGCTGCATTGGCCCGCGCGGAGAGTATATTTCAAGATACACTAAAAACTGAACCGGAGGAAATGGTTGACCTATTAGACCATAAACTTAAAGAACATTATCTACGTCTATTAATTCGTGGTAAGCTTAAAGAACATAAGAATGAATCCCAAAGTAAAAGATAACACCATTCACGTTGATGAAGCTTCATGGCCTGAGTTTGAAAAAATAGCAAACGGTAATCATGTATTATACGACGCGACGATTTCAAAGCAATTCAAGGGCCATACACAGGTAGAGTTTTATTCAAAAAATGATTACATTAAAGTAAAGACGTTACTCAATAAACGTAATATACCGTATAAAGATAGATTCTCAGAATCTATCAGAACTCTAATACAAACTGTGATACGGGAATATCTCGCAGATAAATAGGATATCTTAAGATTTCTATATTTATAGTAAAGTGATATATGGCATTAGCCCCACCTGTTCTACAACAACAAATTCAAGCGGCCTTTTTAAAGGCATTTAATAACAAGACAGCTACACCGGAAGCGTGTGCAGCCCAAGTCGCTGCTGACCTTACGATTGCAATCGATGCATACATAAAAACCGCACAAGTTCAACCCGGACAATTGGTAGTCGGCTCAGGTGGCGCCATCCCCGGTCCAATGGCCGGAGCTACTACAACCCCAGGTACATTATTCTAATATGGCTACACAAGTAAACTATAAGGAAATAATCAAACAGGAATACAAGAAGTGTCTACAAGACCCTGTGTATTTCATGAAGCGGTATTGTATTATTCAACATCCGCAACGCGGTAAGATACCGTTCAACCTATTCCCATTTCAGGAGAAAACATTAAGTGACTTCTATAATTTTGACTATAACATCATATTAAAGTCGAGACAGCTAGGGATATCAACTCTATGTGCTGGATACGCTCTATGGCTTATGATTTTCTTCTCGGATAAAAACGTAATGGTAATAGCTACAAAGCAAGATACGGCAAAGAATCTGGTAACTAAAGTGCGTGTTATGTGGCAGAATTTACCATCATGGTTAAAGGGCACTGAACCGGACGAGCATAATAAATTATCTATGCGATTTAAGAATGGTTCGCAAATCAAAGCTGTAACCACATCATCAGATACCGGTCGTTCAGAAGCACTATCATTACTTATTGTGGATGAGGCAGCCTTTATTGATAACATTAGAGAAATTTGGGGAGGTTCACAACAAACCTTAGCAACCGGTGGTAAAGCGATTATATTATCAACACCTAACGGTACCGGTAACTTTTTCCATGAAACGTGGGAAGATGCTGAGTTAAATCCTAAAACTAGATTTCACCCAATCAAATTACACTGGACTGTTCATCCGGAACGAAACCAAGCTTGGCGCGATAAACAGGATGAAATTCTAGGGCCTAGATTAGCCGCTCAAGAGTGTGTTTCCGGTAATTCGTCTATATTTATAGTAGATAATGAAACCGGAATGGAAGAACAATTAACGATTAAACAACTATATGACCGACTTAGCTAATGTCCGCATGTTATGTTGTAAAGTGTGTGGGTATCAAAATAAACAGTTATTTCAACATATCCGGTCAGTTCACAAAATGTCAACGGCTGATTATCGAAAGATGTATGGTTGTGATGAAATTATGCAAATAGGATTTGCTCCGCCAAAACAGTCTACTGTTAATAAACATAACTCCGCAACCGTTAAATTATCGTATATTAATATTCAAAAACAGTTAGCGAATATTAGTGCACTATCAGCGAATGATACTCGAGATTTGCTCATACATAACAATTATTATCTAAAATTTTTAGGTAAATCAAAACAAAAATCACTTCGTGTTGAAAATATACAGTTATATAAATCGGTATATGAGAATACAAGAATATTAGATAATTTAGTTAATATACACCCAACTCGAGGATTCACGTATCGAATAAAGTTTATTGTCGAATATAATTATAACATTGATAAAATACGATGTATATGCGGTAAGTACACATTCTCAACAATGTGTCGTGGTTGCGTGTCAAAAACATCTACCATAGACTGGTATAAGCGTAAATACCCTGATAGTTATATGACAAAGTATGAACACCGATTAATATCTGACAAGTTATTAGGCTATTCATATTCTAAGGTTAGTCAAAAATTATTTAATTCAATATATTATAAATTACGTACTACCATCAATGATGTGATGTACTACGGAGAGTTAAACTCTGAGTGGAAAATATTTCTCACTGACGATGAACGACAAATAGCTAACCAATCTATGTATTGTTTAGATTTTAAATATAAAGATAAAAATATTGAATTTGATAGTGACTTCGGGAGGTTTCCTAAAGACTCTAGATATGTAGCAGTTCGTGATAGTATATTGAAAGCTCGTGGTATGAGCATTTTACGAGTTGACGAGCGTGAATATGTTAATAATCATGATGAAACATTAAATAAATGCATTAACTTTATAAATGATAATTAAGAACACCAAGTATAGCGTATTAACACCATCCGGATATAAGTCATTTGATGGTATAAAATCCACGAATGTTACCAGTTCATTAACGTTTATGTATGAAAATGGTACATCAATTTCATGCTCTGAAAATCATAGATTTATAGTAAACTCGACTGAGGTGTATGCTAGTGATTTACGAACCGGCGATGTCGTTGTGAGTACGTCCGGTGATTTAGAAATTATCGACATTACAAAAAATAGTGACAGCTGTGAATTATTTGATATTGTGGGAGTTACCGACGGGAATATATTTTTTGTAAACGATATATTAAGTCATAATTGTGATACCGACTTCGTGTCATCCGGAGCGACATTGATAGAGGGTGACTTATTGAAATGGTATTCGGATACAACAGTTAAAGACCCGGTTGAAATGCGCGGGTTCGATAAAAATATATGGATTTGGGAGTACGCTGACTATACAAAACAGTATGTGGTATCAGCCGACGTTGCTCGAGGAGATGGGAAGGATTATTCAGCATTTCACGTACTTGATGTTGAAACATTGACGCAGGTTGCTGAATACAAAGGACAAATAGGTACAACCGAATTCGGGCATATGTTAATAGCAATTGCATCTGAATATAATAATGCATTATTGGTTGTAGAAAATGCTAACGTTGGTTGGGCGACAATTCAGCCGATAATCGATAACAATTATGAAAATCTATTCTATTCAGCAAATGATTTAACTGTAGTCGACGTGCACGCACAATTGGCTAAGGGATACGATTTAAAAGATAAAAATTCAATGAAACCCGGGTTTAGTACAACTACTCGTACGAGGCCACTATTGATTTCTAAGTTAGAAACGGTGATGCGCGAACGCGTACTTACAATTCGCAGTAAACGGTTAATGTCCGAATTAAATGTATTCATATGGAAAGGTGAACGTGCGGAGGCACAGGCAGGTAAAAATGATGATTTAGTTATGAGTATGGCAATCGGCTTATGGGTTCGTGACACGACGTTTAAACTACGCCAGCAGGGTTTAGATTTAACTCGTATGACACTAGATAGAATCGGTAAATCTCAGCCCATGATAATTAGCACCGGTGCAGCAAAACAAACCGGTTGGTCTATGAACACAGGCAACGGTCAACAGGAAGATTTATCATGGTTACTGTAGTTTCATAATTATGGTAGTACAATAAAATTCTATATTTATTATTGTATTCGATATATTAAATAAAACTCATGGCAGAAAAATCATTATATAGTAGATTAAAAAGAATCTTTAGCAATAACGTTATTGTTCGTAGAATTGGAAAGAACGAATTACGAGTTGTTGATAATGATGCGTTACAGTCATCAGGTAATCTAAATGTAAGTCGATATATTGACAGATTCACACGGCTACACGGAGTTAAGGCCGGTACGTCTACATATAACAATAACTATAATTACTACAGTGCTAAGACCGAGTTATATACCGATTACGAGGTAATGGATATGGACTCTATTATTAATAGTGCATTAGACATTTATGCAGATGAATGCTTATCGGGTGATACTAGGATACCGTTATTGGATGGTAGCACATCGACCATTAAAGAGTTATATGATAACAATACCACAGATATATGGTTATACGGATTAGATTCTGACGGAACCATGAAACCGACTCGTGCTTCACATGTAGCATGTAATGGTGTTAAGCCCGTGTATAAATTAACTTTAGAAGATGGTACAGAAATAAAATGTACAGATAATCATATATGGGTTAATTCGTTTAATAATTTAATAGAAACTAAAGATATTCAAGTCGGGGACGGTATCTACGCGCTACAAACAAAATTAAGCGATTCACCCAAAATGTCAGGCTATTTGATGATAGAAAATGGGGATGGGTATGAATACGTACATAGAATTGTTGCTCAAAAAGACCCGATATTATTAGAGCAAAGAAAAACTAAAAACGATTCACCGGTAATACACCATTCATCATTTAATAAACTTAATAATCGACCAGATAAGCTACAATGGTTAAATTGGGTAGAACATAATAAAGTGCATGCCGATTTTAATAGACAAATTTGGTCTGATAAGAGTATTATTCATGAATATAAGGATAAAATACGAGCCGGCCACGCTAAATATTGGACGCAGCAACGTCGAAAAGATGTGTCAATACGTCAAAGTGCGTATATGCATAAATTGATGTCGTCATTATCAAAAGAAGATAGAATAGACATATATAGTCATCCCGGCGCGAAAAACGGAATGTATAAAAACGGCGATAAAGTCTCAGGTAACAAAAATGGTCGATATTTACATACTGCGTTTAGAGCAGACCAACTTAGTATACCCGATTTTCTTCGGTTTGTATTTGATGAGAAAAATGTTAAAAGTATCGGTGGTAAAACTGCGAATTGTCGCTTGGTAGATTTGTTGTCAGAATACACGAATTTACCCGTACTTGATACTGAGTGTGCGATTGTAAGTACTAACATATGTACATATCTAAAATGTGATACAATCAAAAAAGCTGGAACGTACTATTTTATACAAAAGAATTCGAGAGCGTTGTCAGATATTCGAGAGAGATTACTAGTTTCTGATACTAGAAGATTTTCTGCTATATGCTCCCAGTTATCATTAGATAAACATAAAGTATATTCAGCAATTATAGGATTGGGATATAAAAATTTAGATGCATTTATCAACACGTCAAATCATAAAGTTATTGGTATTGAATACGTCGGCGAAGAGCTAGTATATGATATTGTAAATGCTGGGGATAACCATTTATTTGCAATTGAATGTAATGATGGGTCAAAATTGTTTACGCATAATTGCGTTATGAAAGATGAATTCGGTCAGGTATTAACGATAAAATCTGACGATGAACGTATTAGAAAAATTCTAGATAACTTATTCTTTGATATTCTAAATGTCGACTTTAATTTATGGCCATGGGTTAGAAATATGTGTAAATACGGTGATTTCTACCTTAAATTAGATATACAAGAAACCATTGGTATAGTTAACGTCGTACCAATGTCTTCATATGAAATGGTTCGCGAAGAAGGTTCCGACCCGAATAACCCATATCATGTACAGTTCTCTAATATGAACTATAAGAATATTAAATGGGAAAATTTCGAGGTAGCCCATTTTAGAATGTTATCGGATTCAAACTTTTTACCATATGGCAAATCAATGCTAGAGGGTGCTAGAAAAGTATGGAAACAATTAACTCTTATGGAGGATGCGATGCTTATCCATCGTATAATGAGAGCGCCTGAAAGACGTGTATTCAATATTGATATCGGTAATATACCGCCTAATGAAGTTGATGGGTATATGCAAAAGGTAATTAATCAAATGAAAAAAGTACCTTTCGTTGATGAGAGAACCGGTGATTACAATTTAAAGTTTAACCTACAAAACATGTTGGAAGATTACTATCTTCCTAAACGTGGACAAGCTTCTGGTACATCGATTGAATCATTACCGGGTATGGAATTTACTGGTATTACCGATATCGAATATCTTCGTAATAGAATGATGGCCGGACTTAAAGTACCAAAATCGTTCCTAGGATATGAAGAAGGTGTATCAGGTAAAGCTACATTAGCTGCACAGGATGTTAGATTTGCGAGAACAATTGAAAGAATTCAACGGATTATTATTTCCGAATTAACCAAGATAGCAATTGTGCATTTATATTCACAAGGATTCGAAGGAATTGATATGGTGAATTTTGAAATCACTATGACGTCACCATCTGCTATATACGAACAGGAAAAGATTGCTCTATGGACGTCTAAGACTGATTTAGCTAAATCTATAGCTGATGGCAAATTAATGCCGAAAGAGTGGGTGTACGAAAATATATGGGATTTCACAGATGAACAAATCGAGAAAATTCAAGCTGGTAATATTGAAGATGCTAAACAAGCATTTAGAATGACTTCAATTGAAGAGAATGGCGAAGACCCGGCTAATCCTGTTGGAGCCGGTGCCGAAGATGATGCCGCAGCAGAAGATGGTGGCGATGAAGCCGCACCTGCCGCGGATGATAAGGAATCACCAGCTGTTGACAATCCATTTAAAGAAGAAGGTGTTGAAGTACCAAAAGGTGGTTGGCCTGGAGCAGGTCGTCCGAAGGAACCAAAAAAATATGGTACCAACCGTTCTATTAATGATAGAGACCCGTTAGGTCGTGAAGCGTGGCATAATGCGTCTAAAGAAAACAGACGCGATAAGTCTCGTGTAGAAGGTATTATGAAATCGTATAATCTTAAGCCACGCAAGAAAATCACAACACCATTAATCACTGAAACGATTAAGTCCGGTTCATTAATGGATGAAAATTCCTTGTTAGATAGTGAAATGTAGAAATTGTATATATTTATATTAAATCATACTAACCGAAAGGTAAACTCATGAAAAAACTCCGACATTCTAAATTTAAGAATACCGGTATTTTGTTTGAAATGTTAGTCAGACAAATTGCCGCAGATACACTTAACAATAAAAGTTCAAAGTCTATCGACCTTATAAAGAAGTACTTTAAACAAGGTACTGAGCTATCAAAAGAATTGGAGCTATATCAAACTCTAGTTAAAGAAAAATTCAACTCTGAATCGAAAGCTACACAATTATTAGAAGCAGTAGTTGCTTCACAAAGGCATTTGAATCAGTCAAACCTGAATAAGCAGAAATATAACTTAATTAGAGAAATACAAAAGAATTATATTATAGAAGATTTCTTCAAAGCAACCGTTTCTAATTATAAGGAATTAGCGTCTATATATAAAGTGTTCGAATATAATATGGCAGATAATCCGGCCGACATAACTAGAACTAGACACACAATCATTGAACATATTTCAGCTGTAGGTAAAAAGCCAGAAGTTGCACAATTATCTGAGTTCAGTAAACAAGATAAAGATATTAGATTATTAACATACAAACTATTAGTTGATAAGTTTAATACCAAATATTCAAACCTAGATACCGCTCAGAAGAATACTCTCCGTGAATACATAAATAATGTGAATAACACAGTAACATTAAAATCATTTGTATCCGCGCAGGTACCTAAAATGCAAGCTTTGATTAAAAAGTATTCAGCCAACGTTACCGATAAAGTAACTAAAATTAAACTAGCTGAAACGATTTCGTTATTAGAAAAACTAAAAACGGTTAAGGTTGTAAAAGATAATCACATCTTATCGATGTTACGTTATTACGAATTAATTAAAGAACTTAAAAAGGTATAAATGGCAACAATAGATTCAGGGGACGGATATTCAAATGCATCAGCTAATAAGCGTGATGCTATCAACCGTAGAAACAATAGTACCGCAATTCTTGTAACAACAGCTAATTCACCGTATACTGTATCAGGCAGCGTACCGACTAATATTGCATTGACATGTAATACAGGTACTGCGGGTACCGGTTCATTATCAAGTGGTGGCACGATTAGCTTAGGGTCGCTGCAGGTAGGGGCTATTTATCCATTATCATTATCGAATGTTATAGTAACAGCAGGTTCGGTAAATCTATTATACTAATTATGGCGAAGTATTTAAACGAAATGATATCTAGAATTCGCTTAGACGAGAAAGAGCAACTACCCAAAGATATTTTAGCATCACAGGGGGTTGAAATAGATGATGAAGACCTTCAAGAAATGTCTGATTCATCAGGGGCGGGACCATATAGTACACCATTCGCCTTCGGTAAAGCATCAGATAAATCAATTGAATCGTTAGGATATAAGAAGGTTAAAAAGAAACCAGGTGTAAATGTAGTTAAAGAAGATTCTGAATTCATGAAAGTGTCTAAACAAATGCACTTGACTGAGGTATCTTATAAAGATTACAAGAATGACCCAACCAGCTCTTCTAAATTTAAGTTGAATAACGCAATTAAGGAAATTAATAGCAGATTATTTCAAGTAGAGCGATATCTTAAGCAGAATCGTAAACTAAAAGAGGAGGAAAATTTAGGAACGGATGAATATTGGAAATCAACTGCACATAAATTAGTTAAAATGAACGAGCGAGTTCGCAATTTATATAAAGAAATTAAGAATTTTGGACTAGAAGAAGTTATGAAACAAATTCAAGAAGCTGAGCAATTAGCTCAAGAATCTAAAAGATAAAATTATGAAGCAATTACTCGTAGATTATTTACCATTTCAAATAAGCCCGCAACAGATTAATGAAGCGATGGCCCAAAACGGTGGCCGGTTACTCGTAAAAGGTATTTTACAACGTGCGGACGCGGAAAACCAAAATGGTAGAAGATATCCTAGACCGATATTGCAACGTGAAGCGGTAAAATATACCGAGTCAATTAAGCAACGCCGTGCATTAGGGGAATTAGACCACCCAGATTCTGCGGTGGTCAATCTTAATAATGTATCACACAATATTATTGAGATGCATTGGGACGGTAATGATTTATTAGGAACTGTAGAAGTATTGACTACACCTGCAGGAAACATATTACGTGAGCTATTCAAGGCGGGAATTACCTTAGGTATTTCTTCAAGAGGAATGGGCTCCGTTAAGGAATTAGGTGAGGGAAAGGTTGAAGTTCAAGAAGATTTTGATTTGATAGCGTTTGATTTTGTATCGAACCCATCAACTCAAGGTGCGTTCTTAAGACCGATTCACGAATCAGTAAGTAAGGGTGGAATAATTACACCGGCAGCAAATAAGTATGGAGTAATTAACCGATTAATCACGGATATTTTATCAGACTTCTAATGAAAGTAACTCAATTCAGACAATTAATACGAGAAGAAATTAAAAAAGTTCTCAACGAATCAAACCACGTTATAACGGAAGGAGAATCAGCCGAACTAGAGAAGCTCTTCGCGAAGTTGGTACCGCCATCGGGCCCTGCTAAAACGGAAGAAGGCGAATTAGTTAGAGCTATTATGCGAATATGGTATCGTTACACAAACGATGGCGATTATTGGTTTAAAGGATACGGTAGAGAAACCGCAGGCCCGACACGTAAATGGTTAGCGAGTGAATCACCATTAGCAAGCGAAATGCGCAGCATACTTAAGGTGGTATCGTTACCACGCGGTTCCGCAGAATACGGTAGCAATGACCCGTATATGAAATCAATCAAACAGGCCGCAGCTGTTATTGTTAAGTATGTGAATTCAAAAGGAAAAAATTTAACACCTAATACGGGTGACAGTAGATAAAAAATAAATAATATGCCAGCAGTATCAAAATCACAACAAGCACTATTCGGACTTGTAAAAGCCGTTAAAGCAGGTAAAGTAACCCCAGGTAAAGTATCTAAGAATGTTAGAGACATTGCCAAGGATATGTCATCAAAAGAAATAAATAAATTTGCTAAAACCAAAACAAAAGAACTTCCCGATAAAACGAAAGAAGTTAAAAAGGAATCATCTGGTAAGCTGGGTGATATGGCTAAGGAAATTACGGGTAAGAAGTCGGTTAAGGACGCAGACACATCAATACCGAAAGCAAATATTCATCCGTGGGTAGCAAATGCTATGGAAGAACTAAATAATACTCTAGAATTATACTTATCACCGAAAGCTAATACAAAAGTTGATTGGCAATTATTGAAGAGTCATATGAATGACTTAACGAAACAAATAAACAAATTTCATAAATAATATGAAAAAGAAACCAATAAAAGAATCGAAAGGTGTTTGGGGTATTGTCACACCTAAAGCATTAAATAATCCAAAACGGATTAGCTTATCAGAATTAGCTAAGGAAACTTGGGAACCAAAACAGGAAGCTCCGCAATTATCTCCAGAAGATAAGAAAGCGTTCATGGAAGCTATCAATAATTTCGGCGGATTAAGTTCTGCTATATATAGAGAACAGACCCTTCAAGAAATTACTGAGAAAATCAAATCAATTGTAGAGCAAGCCGCACATGTAACTGTAACCGAAACAGAAGATTGGTTCGATAGAGTTACTGTACAACGCCATATGAAACAATTGGGTGAATCATATAAAACCTTTGAAAAGACAGCTAAACAATTATCAGAATTACAACAACGCTTAGAAGCATGTTATGAAGACATTGGTAGTACGTTAGGTAGATACTATAAGATAAATGAATTTGAACAAAAACCGGAAGATACTAATATGTCTGATATGGTTAAAGAAAACAAAGTAAAAAAACGTAGATAACCGATATTCACTAGATTTATAAAAGCAACTCTTAACCGGGTTGCTTTTTTCATGCACGAAATAAAAAAGTTTACCGAAAGGTCCATCCACGCGATTTTCATCTATATTTATTTCTGTAATACCTTACGAAAGACACTCTCTCCAAATGTAAGGTTAACAAACTATTATTATCTATTTATAGTTTCTGAATAACTATATTTCCAAAAAAAAATTTAAGGAAAAATGAAAGACTTATTAAAAGAGGCAATTGCCGATGCCAAAGCTGTACGTGAGACCGCTTTGCAAAATGCGAAAATCGCATTAGAAGAAGCATTCACTCCTAGATTGCAGTCAATCATCTCAAGCCAGCTTCAGAAAGAAGAAGAAGGCGCTGATGACGAAATGCAAGACGAAGATGATGTTGATTCAACCGAAGAAGCACCCGTTGAGGATGCTCCGGTAGAAGATGAAGTAGCAACCGACGACGAATCATCAGAAGAATATTCTGAAGATGAAACCGGAGAAGGTGAAGCTCAAGAAGAAGAAGATGTTGATTTAGAAGAAATCATCCGCGAATTAGAAGGAAGCGATGACGAGAATGTTGATGACTTAGAAGAACTTGATTCTTCAGCCGTTGGTAGTGCTCCGAATAAAGCCCCGTCAAAAGACGCTAGTGATTCATCAGAAGATGGTGAAGATATTGATTTATTCGAAGATGACATGGAAGGTACCGAAGATGTAGCAGATGATGAGGAAGTTGATTTAGATGAAGTTATTCGTTCTCTTCGTGAAGAAGATGAAGTAGCTCCGGAAGAAGATACAAAAGAAGAAGAATTAGAAGAAGCATATAATGTTATTCGTTTCTTGAAAGATAAAATCAATGAAGTGAATTTACTTAATGCAAAACTTCTTTATTCAAACAAATTGTTTAAATCGTATGATTTGAACGAGGGACAAAAAATGAAGGTTATCGAAAATTTCGACAGAGCTCATTCAATGCGTGAAGTGAAATTAGTTTATACAACATTAGCTGAATCGTTCCGTGGACCTGCAGGTAGCAAAAGAATCGTAAAAGAATCATTTGCAAGTAAACCAGTAGCATCTACTAAACCAAATAGTAAAAATGTATTGACTGAAGGAGCAACGCAAGCATTGAGATTCCAGAAATTAGCCGGTCTTATTAAATAATTTTTTAAAAAACAAAAAACAATTTTTTCAATATGAAAAACGTTAAATCACTCTTAACCAACACTGACTCGACATACCGTCAGCAATTGAGCGAGACCAAAGGTCTTGTTACAAAATGGGAAGATACCGGTCTATTAGAAGGCTTGACAGCTGAATATGACCGTCATGGTATGGCAATTATGCTTGAGAACCAAGCTAAACAATTAGTTCAAGAAGCGAATGCAACAGGAACTGGTGGAAACTCTGAACAATGGGCTGGCGTAGCTCTTCCATTGGTAAGACGTATCTTTGCTGAAATTTCTGCAAAAGAGTTCGTTAGTGTACAACCGATGAATTTACCTTCCGGCCTTGTATTCTACCTTGACTTTAAATTTGGAACAGCAGTAGCTGGTTTTAATACAACCAATACTAGCAATGACCCTACTAAAGCTGGTTACCAAAACAACTCTATCTTTGGTGTTACTCAAGACGCTAACGTAGACGCCTCTAAAGGTCTTTACGGAGCAGGTCGTTTCGGGTATTCATCTAACGATACAGTAGCTATCGATATCGGTGTATCCGGTTCATACACACCATCGTCCGCTGTATTCGCAAACGTGACTGCCGCGAACCAAACAACAGATATTAACTTTGATTCTAAATTCTCTGCCTCGTTTACCGCGGGACACATTCAGAAAATCACTGTTTCTACCGCGTCATTCACTAATCCAGACCTTAAAGGTGTTCGTGCATTTGTAATCAGCGGCTCAGGTATTGTTACTACGTTCCCTCAGTTTACCAGTTATAACTCGACAGCGGAAACAATTTCGTTTATCGTATCCGGTTCTGCATCGACTGCAGCATTGTATACCGCAGGCGTTACTTACTTCAAGCAACCGACTGCAACTGGCCGTGGTGATTTTGAAGACCAAAGCTCTGGTACTAGTACTACAGACTTAGTGATTCCTGAAATCAACGTAGAATTGAGAAGTGATACAATCACTGCTAAGACTAAAAAGTTAAAAGCTATCTGGACACCAGAGTTTGCTCAAGACTTGAACGCTTATCACTCAATTGACGCTGAAGCGGAGTTGACTTCGATGTTATCTGAGTATGTATCTATGGAAATCGACCTTGAAATCCTTGATATGTTGATTCAAAACGCTGTAACAACAGAATATTGGTCAACACAAGTAGGTGAGTACTGGAACGGTTCCGGATTTACTTCGGATTCAGCAACCAATGCAGCATCTGCATACAACCAAGGACAATGGTTCCAAACATTAGGAACTAAAATCCAAAAGGTTTCTAACAAAATTCACCAAAAGACAATGCGTGGTGGTGCGAACTTCTTAGTATGTTCTCCAGACGTAGCTACTATCCTTGAATCTATTCCAGGATATGCAGCAGACACTAATGGTGATAAATCACAATTTGCAATGGGTGTACAAAAGACCGGTTTGTTAAATAGCCGTTTCACTGTATACAAGAACCCATACATGTTGGAAAACACAATCCTATTGGGATACCGTGGTGCTCAGTTCCTTGAAACAGGTGCTGTATACGCCCCATATATTCCGTTGATTATGACTCCGCTTGTTTATGACCCGACTAACTTTACCCCTCGTAAGGGAGTTATGACGCGTTATGCGAAAAAGGTTGTGAGACCAGAATTTTATGGTAGAATCTACGTTAAGGGTTTGACAGCACTTTAATTAGTGTAGTAAATCTTTAAGATACAAATGAAAGGCCCTCAAAAGGGGCCTTTCTTCATGTACGGTCTCTAGAAATTAATTCCTAGTAACTATAGATATTATGAATAAAATTTCATATATTTATTAATATGAAAGAATATTTAAAGAAATGTAGTTACTGCAATTACAAATGGAATGGTGGACACGATAGAAATAAACATTTAAAATCTGCCCATAATAAAGCGTTTTCGGATTACATTATAGAATTTGTATATAATGGTATACAACCGAAATGCAAGTGCGGCTGTGGTCATGATATGAAATTTAAGAATTTCGCAGAAGGTCCATGGTTTAACGAATACACCAAGAATCACTTCCCACATCAGAAACATACTTTAGCCACTAGAGCAAAAATACGAACGGGTGTAGTAACGACCTTTCAGAAAAAGTATGGGGTAGATAATGTATTTATTTTAAAATCTGTTCAACAGAAATCAGCAGCGACTAAATTAGAAAGGTATGGTAATTCAAATTATAATAATCAATCTAAACATTCGCAGACATTACTGGATACCTACGGGGTATCGAATAGTCGGTATTTAGTTAAAAATGTTAAGACATCAAAAATTGAAAATATCGTAATAGATGCATTATCAAGATTACACCCGGAGCTGGAATCTAGACCCATAATTAATAGTAAACAATTTGATTTTAAGATTGGTAATGAAATTTTTGAGATAGATGGTAGATATTATCACCCCAGTTCTATAACGAATTGTACAATCACGCAGCTGAATAATATTATTAATGATGCCGCAAAAGTTGCGATAATTAAATTATTACCGGAATTCAAATTACATAAAATTCGCGCGGAGCAAATAGACAAAAATAATATTAGTATCGATTCGATATTATCAAAAGAATATATGCCCGACCATTCGTTTGATTTTTATACTAAGATAGTTGCCGCGGCTTATTTTTCAAATTATATATCAACAAAAGGTATAGCTAAGCTTAAACGATATATACCGTTGTTTCTCAAGTTCATTAGAACGTTCCAACCGACCCTACCAGATACTACCACCGATGAAACTTTAGATTATTGTTTAGATATTGCAAAAAATACAAAATTACAAATTGATGGTAATACAATATTTCATAATAAACATTCACATATAGGTAATGGTTATCTAAAAAGCCAATTCAAATCATATTGGAAAAGCTCCTATGGTAAGAATAAATCTCCATACGACGCATGGCTTGATGATGAATTAATGAGTAAGATTATTGAATACAGAATTGGATGCAATGATTCTAATGAAGTATTTGATTTTTCAATGCACCAAATGATGCGAGGTATATCCGCTCGAAGAATATCCGTTTCGTTTTTTAAGCCGACGTTAGCTGCCGGCATATATGAACATTTCTTAGGTAATATTGATTCACCGACAGTATTAGACCCGTGTGCGGGCTTTGGTGGTAGAATGCTGGGCTTTTATAGCAAGTATCCTGCCGGGGTGTATATTGGTATAGAACCAAATACGGCGACGTTTAATGAGCTTGTAGAGCTTAATAAGAGCTTGGGTAAAAAGAGCATTTTAATTAATGATTTATACGAAAATGTGGATATTTCAAAATATGATTATGATTTAGCATTTACATCGATTCCGTATTGGGATACCGAAATATATTCAGAAGACCATACAAAGTATTATGCTGATTATACTGATTGGGTGAATAAATTTTTAAGTAGAATTAAAAATACACCTAGAATGTTAGTTAATATACCGGATGCGATTAAGCCTGAATTTCTTGATTGTAATGACTTATATTCTATTCAGATGAATACGTCACATTTCAGTTCCGTTAATTCTAAACAAGAATGGCTCGTTAAGTTATAATTGGTAGATATTTATTAAGAAATAATACACTAATCATGAAAGTATCAGCATTCAAGAAACTAATAAGAGAAGAAGTTAAAAAAGTGGTTACAGAATTTGATGGAAAGGCCCATGACGCTTCCGTAAGTAAAGAAACTATATTCGCGGAGTATGATATGTTAGTTAACAAGTTCGGTGATTTGTTAAGTGATGCCTTTGAATTTAATCAAAATATTAAAGGTAAAGTACTTCCGGCTGAATATAATAAAGTCGCATTAGCTTTAAAGAAAATTCGAGACGGTGTTTATGTATTACAAGATGCTCTACCTAGTTAATAATCGCCGCTCTTAGCACTCATTTTACACATAATTTCACGTTCTTAAAATACTGTTACAATGGACCACAACGAAGGTAATACCGGTAATCTAAAAAGAAAACCGAAGGGAGATATTAGATTCCACGTCACTCTCAATGATGAGCAAAAGGAAGCAAAACAAATTATTATAGATAATGCGGTAACCGTATTAAAAGGGCAGGCCGGGTCGGGAAAGACCTTAATAGCTTGTCAGGTTGCCTTAGATTCATTATTTAAGAAAGACGTCGAACGAATTGTTATTTGTCGACCGGCGATATCTAAAGAAGAAATTGGATTCTTGCCCGGTTCTGCAAACGATAAGCTTCAACCGTATATGCAACCGGTTCTAGACAACTTCTATAAGCTGTATAATAAAGAAAAAGTCGACGCTCTTATTTTAGATAGAAAGATTGAGATTATACCATTTGCATTTATGCGTGGGCATACATTTACAAATACTTTTATAATAGCAGATGAGGCTCAGAATTTATCTTTTGACTTCATGGAGCTAATATTAGGTAGATTAGGTTTAGGTAGTAAATTAGTAATTTGCGGGGATGCTTCACAGATTGACTTAAAGAACAAGAAAGATTCTGGTATTCATTACGTTACAGCATTAGAGGCGAGAGTTCCCGGATTCAAGATATTTACTTTAAAGAAGAATCACAGACATCCAATTGTACAATTACTGTTGGACGTGATTACCGAATTGAAATGATAAAGTTAAAAAAGATATTGGTTCAGGAAACCAAACAGGAAGAGGAATTTGCAGAAACCAGAATGGGCGGTGCAAAAACAATTACTGACAATGCCAAAGAAAAAGGTGGGTTAGCAATGCTTACTTATCATCATTTCAAAGTTAAATTACCGTATTATAAAAAAGCCGCGGCAGGGACGCTTGATATGGATAAAGCATCTACCCAATATAAAAAACTTTTGGAAGAATTATATTCTACGACTAAAGATAATATGGGTATTGAACAGATAGCTTTTCAGGAATTAGTAGGTAAATTAGAAGTGTTAGGAGAGTTGCTTATAAAACATAAACAGTGAAATTATCTTTATTAGATAATAAATTAAACAATAATCCGTATTGGTCGAATACTATAACAGACACGCCTACTATAAATGATGTAGCATTGTTCGACACAAACGGTTATGATTTATCCGGTTTAGAACAAAAGTATGCACTGGTAAATCTATCAGCTTCGTCACATAGATATAAAATGGCATTGAAATATGATTGGTTTACTGATATTGATAACTCATATCAAAATGCCCATATAAATCACGCGTTATTGTTTGAAAGAAAAGGCTATGATAACGAAGCTAAAGAGCAGTTAATAAAATTTTCTGAGCAATTGCCACTATGTCATAAGCTTTTAAAAATTCATCCGAAATGGGGAATTGATTTTGCGGTTGATTATTGCGATACATACGGAAATGTTTTTGAAGTATTTCATTATGAATGGGATTCATTTCATTATGAAGAAGTAGAAAATGTAAAATACAATATGGAGAAATTCATAGTAAGTATGGATTGGGACAATGCAGCGTCGCACTTATTAAAAAGAAAACATGAGTGGGACAGTTTATCATTTTTTGAACAAAGTAATTGGAAATGTAATTATTTTGGTGTAGAACCTGAACAATTCAAAATAGTAATTTGGAATACATGAGATATTTATTAGTATGAAACTACAAAACGTATTGTTAGAAGATTGCTGGGATGGATATACCCAAATCGGTATGAAAGAAAAAGACGGGAAAAAAGTACCTAATTGTGTACCCGTTAAGGAGAGTATTATGTGTAATGAATGCGCACTTATAATGCTTAAATCATTACGTGAATCTACACTAACAGAAGCTGATTACCAAGGTCGCACAGTAACATTGAATAAACCCACTCGTGGCGATGTCGCTAAATATAAAGTATATGTTACTAATGATAAAGGTAATGTCGTTAAGGTAAATTTCGGGGATAAAAATATGTCCATAAAGAGAGATAATCCTGTTAGGAAAAAATCTTTTAGAGCGCGACATAAATGTGACCAAAAGAAAGACAAAACGACTGCGGGTTATTGGAGTTGTAAAATGTGGTCGTCCACACCGGTTAGTCAAATTTTAAAAGGTAAGTGATGATAAAGTTAAAATATCTACTTAAAGAATACTCATATAAAGCTTCGAAAATTTTTGATTTTGACGATACTTTAGCCACAACTGATACTAATGTAAGAGTTATTCATACTGATGGTACCGAATCAATAATAACACCGGCTGAATATGCTATATATGATGCGAAACCGGGTGATAAGTTTGATTATAAGGAATTCAATCAATTATTAAAGTCCCCGAAACCCATAGATAAAATATGGAAGCTGTTAGTTAAAGCGGCAAAGAATCCTAGCAATAAAGTAACTATTCTAACCGCACGACAATTAGCATTTCCTATTAGATATTGGTTAAAGAAAGCCGGGTTAGACATTTATGTCGTGGCGGTTGGTAGCAGTGACCCTAAGGTTAAAGCTGATTGGATTGAAAATGAAATTAAACGTGGGGCCACAGATATTACATTTATAGATGACTCAGAAAAGAATGTAAAGGCTGTTAGTAAATTAGCAGATAAGTATCCCGCAATTAAACTACAATCACTAACACCAAATCAAGTAAGATGAAGTTAAAAGAATTAATAACTACCATTACCGAGAGTTTCGGTGGTCCTGGTAAAATGATACTACCCGCAAATCATAAAGCCGGATTAAAGGTAACTAAGGGTGGTAGTTGTTGTGCAAATTGTAAATACTGGGATACTGAAAATGAAGTATGTACAAGTAAATATTATCAAAAATGGGCAAAGACAGATAAAATACCTTATGCCCCTAATGAATATTGTACAAATTGGTGGGAACCGAACATAATAAAGGTTAAACCAAAAACAGAAAACGAGTAACATGGATATCAATAAGTTAAAAGGTAGTATACCTGATTCGGTGCTAGCACAAATACCGACGATTGTAACTAAATTCGGAATTAATACACCACTTCGATTAGCACATTTCCTTTCACAGTGCGCACATGAGTCTGGCGACTTTAGAGTAACGACAGAAAATCTAAACTACTCCGCAGATGGGTTAAAGAAAACATTCTCAAAATATTTCCCGGGCACATTAAATGAAACGTATGCTAGAAATCAACCAGCAATAGCGAACAGAGTATATGCTAATAGAATGGGTAATGGTGATGAAAAGAGTGGTGATGGATATAAATTTCGTGGTCGCTCATATTTACAAATAACCGGCCGAAACAACTATGCAGAATTTTCATCTGCTATCGGAGAAAATTGTCTAACGAACCCAGATTTATTATCCGCAAAATATGCATTAGCCGCAGCGGCATGGTATTGGGATTATAGAAAAATAAATACTGCGGCTGATACCGGGCCCGGCACCGAATCAATTAAAGCTGTTACTAAACTAATTAACGGTGGTTACATAGGATTATTAGACCGAATAGAAAAATTTAATAAGTATTTCGCTCTATTATCATAAGAATACGTTTATTATTCAAATAGCGATAATTATTAAAAAGAGATAATATGTCGCAAACAATAATTCCGATATGGCCGGGCAGTTCATCGTTTACCACAGGGTCGACACCTTTCGGGTTTTATGATGCTGATAATGATTTTACATCATCAATTGATAAGGTGACATTATGGTGTGCTCGTAGATTAGGATATCCAATCGTAAATATAGAACTTCAAGATATTAATTTTTACGCTGCATTCGAAGAAGCTATTACAGAGTATTCCAATCAAGTAAATCAATTCAATATTCGTGATAATATGCTCACACTTACAGGTGCGAGCACATCTACAAATTTATCACAACGTGTAATTTCTAATAATTTCGATAGAATAATTACATTATCATCAGAATATGGTACTGAATCAGGATATGGTGGTACTGTTACATACAAGTCCGCTTCGCTTCAATTGGTAACCGGTGTACAGAATTACAATTTATCTAGTTCATTAGTATTGGAAGGTACTGATGCGTGGGGCGATATTGAAATTAAGAAAATTCATCACTACGCACCACCCGCAATTACTCGGTATTTCGACCCATTCGTTGGAACGGGTATGGGCAGCCAGCAAATGTTAGAACAGTTTGGCTGGGGCGCGTATTCACCGGGCGTATCATTTATGATGATGCCAATGTATGCTGATTTGCTTAGATTACAAGCTATCGAGTTCAACGACCAGATAAGACGTTCTGGCTATGGGTTTGAATTACATAACAATAGATTAAAAATATTTCCAGTACCTACAACCGGTCTTAAGGTTTGGGTTGAATATATCGTTAAGTCAGAACGTGCGAATCCGTTAAAACAATCAACAGGATTAGTATCTGATTTCAGTAATGCACCGTATAATCGGATAACATATTCAAATGTAAACCACCCCGGACGTCAATGGATTCTAATGTATACGTTAGCATTATGTAAAGAAACGTTAGGCTATATACGTAACAAGTACTCAGCTATACCATTCCCTAATGCCGAGATAACATTAACGGGCGGTGATTTAATCGCTCAAGGAAAAGAGGAAAAAACTGAGTTAGTGGCACAGTTACGAGAGAACCTAGAGGCAACTAGTAGAAGCGTGCAGTTGACGAAGAAACAAGAAGAGTCAGAAGCATTACAAAATCAATTAACTAAGATGCCAATTGGTATCTGGATAGGATAAAAATTAGTATAGAAATCATGATAAATTGGAAACAACTATATTATCGGTTATTATTAGAAGGTGAGGTATCTATCGATACCACCGGCGAGTATCATCATTCCGTTCCTAGGCATTCTGACGGTGTCGATAGTCGCTTAGTTAAATTATCTCATAGAAATCATACATTAGCTCATTATATTAGATTTAGGTGGTTGGGGCATCCGGGTGATAAAGTGGCATATCAAATGATGTCTGGACAGTTATTAAATCCTATGCATGACCCGTTTATTCGTGCTAAGGTAATTACTTATAATCAATCTGCAGCCGGCAGACAAAAATCGAGTGATACATTTACAAGATATTATGCGAATCCTGAAAACCTAGCTCGGCATTCCGAACAACGAAAACAGTTTATAGCTAACATGCCAGATAAGCGTGTAATGACTGCTCATATGAATGACCCGCAAAAGATATCGGACTATATTGAAAAACGGGTGGCTACATATAAACAAACTGCAAAAAATAACCCAGAACGATTTGCAAATAATTCAAAGTTGCGTGGTGATATATTGCGTCGCAACAATCTTTTACGTTCTGATATAGAATTAGCCGATATATACGGCCGCGGTACCGGTGCTAACAATCCTAAGTGGCGCGGCTACGTTATTGTTGAACTCGGTAATAACAAACAAATATTTGATAGTTTTCAAGATGCATATCAAAAAATAGGCCTAACATATGGACTGGCTAATAAGTATAAAAATACGAATATACCGGTTAAAGCTGGTAGATTAAAGGGTAGTATTATTTCATTAACTAAATTTATTTCATAATGTGCGCTCTATTCGCCGGAGAGAGGGATATGTCGTTATTCTATCATCTTAATAAAGAGATGATAACTAGAGTAATGGACGTACAGGTCTTATTATATAAGATTAATCTTAATGGTACGGATGTAAATATATATGGTGAGTCAAGTAAAAAATCATACGATGCTCCGATACTAGTTCACACTGTAATTAATCTAACACCGTCAGATTCGACAGGTGAAGACTTTGGTGTCGAACAAGTACAACAATGTGAGTTTGCTTTCCTACGAGATTTATTAGTTGAAGCCGATATAGTCCCAGAAATTGGTGACCTTATTGAATATGATAGTGCGTTCTGGGAAATTGACAATACAAACGAATGGCAATATTACGCAGGTAAAAATCCTGATAGTTGGCTCGGTGGTACTAATTTCGGGCATTCTATATCTATAGTATGTAACACGCATAGAACCCGCCAATCGCAGTTACAAATTATTCCGGTTAGAACGGGGACTCAACCTAGAAAAGCATTGCCTAAAAATATATGAAGCCAATAATACCAAATAAAACAGAAAATACGTTTGGGGCAAATAGTCCATTACGGCGCGAAACACAAACGCGTAGGGATAATGATAAGCAAAAGAATATTAGCGTATCATTATATGATATAGACTACAATGTGAAGTGGCATATTGATAATGTTATCGTACCGCAATTAATTGATAACGGGCAGATAATCAGAATACCTATTCTATTTAGTACTCCGGAGAAATGGGCGTCTATTAGAGAACAGGGATATTTACGAGATAATAAACAAAAAGTATTAGCTCCGATAGTATTAATCAAACGAAATTCTGTCACACCACGCGAAGATATTAATACCAGTGCTATATTTAGAGATATTAAGAGCAAGGATAGTAATAACTCGATAATGTTCGAGAAGAAATATACCAACGAAAATAGATACGACCAATTTTCGTTATTGAACGGACGCCCACCACTGCGGGAATTTTATGCAATTGAAATTCCTACATATGTAGAAGTACAATATGATGTAATGATATGGACTGATACAGTGGTTCAACTTAATGAAGTTCTGGAGCAGTTTCTATTTTACGATGGAAAGGCATTTGGTGATACGTATAAGTTTATGACTTATATTGATAGTCCAACATTTGAACATGTTAATGCTACGACCGAAGACCGTTTAGTTAGATGTAATCTATCGTTAAGAACAAAAGGATACTTAGTGCAGGAACATATAAACAATGCTCCGAATATGCGTAAGTTCTTTAATATGAATAAGGTACAATTTGATATTGAAGTAGCCGGCGCATCTGAAATATTAGCTGCCGGACCGAAAACAGGCGCGCGGGTATCATTCACTAGACCGGTAGCTCCAGCATCCGGGGCATCTGTATCAACCGAAGTTATAACATTCCTTAATACAAACGTAACGGTTAATGCTGATACTATAACGGCTTTATATGCTGACTTCAATAATGTTCAGATATTAAGTTCACCATCAGCAACTATTCCAGCACCAGACAAATACAGTTTTGCTTATTTTATTAATGGTCAATATGTAACACCTGCAGTGATATCGAGTATAGTGAATCAAACTTCATCGACGGTACGTGTAACATTTGATACTAGTATTTTAGGTTACACACTAGAAAGCACAGATGTGATTACAGTTTCCGGTAAATTCTCAGGTAATAGCGATACAACAATATGATTTTAATACATAACAAACAATTATTATATCCATTATCAGGAAGCTTCACAGGAAGCTTTACCGGCAGTTTTACGGGCAACGGGGCAGGATTAACTAATCTACCAATATCACCGACATCTAGTTACGCGGTGTACGCTGAGTCAGCAACCAGTGCTTCATATGCAACCAGTGCATTAAGTTCTTCATACGCAACGCGCGCATTAAGTTCTTCATACTCAAGTACCGCGTCATATTATGATGTCAGCAATTTGGTTACTACCAGTTCATTTAATGCATTCACATCTAGCTATAACGAAGCCAGCTCTTCATTTGTAACAAACATATATGGATTAACGAGTGCCACATCTAGCTACGTATTAAATGCACAGACCAGTTCAATGAGTGTGTTGAGTAGTTCATATGCGGGGACCGCATCATTTGTAGAGAACGCTATCAGTTCGTCGTATTCTGATAATAGTGTAAGCTCATCGTATGCCATCAGTGCATCATATGCCCCGTTTCCGGCAATACCCGCTTCAACACCACCAGCATTAAATGTATTTACCTGGATGAATTTCTATTAAATTCGATATTTATTAGTAAATAATCACATAATTATGGCACAGAATACGTCACCGATTTTTATCCTAACCCCGGACACTACGACTGTTGTAGTAGATGCCTCCAGCTCATTACGTGATGGCTCGGGTTCATTATTTACATTATTCGCAGCGGGTCCGAGTGGTTCCCGTGTAGATTCTGTAACATGGACATCAGCACAATCGTCATCATATGCCGCTTCATCAGCAATGGTTGGTCGCGTATTCATAACAGATACGGCCGGTTTAAATCCTAGATTATTACAAGAAGTGGCGATTGCTACTGTGACACCATCTGCTACCGTAATAGGCGCACAAGCGATTATTAACTTTACAAACGGACTTCTAATGAACTCAGGTTCATTATTAAGGGTAAATCAATCAGTATATGCAGGCGTACAAGACCGTATGGCAGTAGTGGCGCGCGGTGGTGATTATTAAAAGTAATTACCGACATGGTACAACAATTAGGTTACAATAATCCATCAAATATTGGTGTTTTAGGTATAATGAATTCACAAGGAAATTATACTTACTATGCTGACTATACATCTGCTTTAAAAAATGCTAAAGCTGGTGATACAATTGTACAATTTGCGAACATTGTAGAGCAGAATCAAGTTACACTCATACTTAAAAATGGTGTTAACTTAAATCTAAATGGTTTTATTTATGAGTTTAAGCGCGGATTTTATTTTTATGATAATAACGTTGCTGTTGCGTGTTCAATAATGAATGGAAAAATCTATTCGGGTGTTGCAAGTAATACAACATCTTTATTTATAATACTAAATGCATCATCTGTAATTACAACAAATTGTACAATTGAAGCGACAATGGGTAGCAGTTCATCAGCGGTTCAATGTAATGGAACTTGGATAGGTGGTATTTTTAGAGTATCAACAGGATATGCTATTACGACAGGTATATATTCAGCAGGTGGTGGTAGTGGCGTTTTAATAAATGCTAATGTATATGGAGGAGTATATACAGGCGGTGCTTTTGGTGGTGGTGGTACACTTAGAAATTGTGTTGTAGTGGGCGGTGTATTCACAATAGGAATAGTATCAATGCAAAATTGTGTTGTAATAGGAACCACATCATGTTCGAGTAATACATTAACAACATATAATTGCATATTTTATAACTCAAGTGGTTTTGGATTATATTATTCTAATAATACTTATAGTGGTGTACATACAAATTTGGTTGTAATATCACTAACGGGCTCTGGTGGTGCTGTGTTATGTGGTGGTGCAACATTTTATAATTGTTTTTTTTATTCTGGTGTTGCTCCTATATTTAAGGATAATGGAAGTGTATATGGTATATCACAAATTAGCCAATTTAATAAATTTTACAATTGTACGTTAGTCGCAGCTGCGTCAATTCTTACAAATTCATTTAATGATACATATGTTAATTCAACATTAAATTGTCTATGGAAC